TCAGTAGCCTATGCACATAACACGTTCATTTGCCCCACAAACAGGATTTACACACATAACGGCAACCAATGGATCAATATCATGTTCAGTTGCAATAATATGCGCATCAACCATCACTGATGTTACATAGACATCATTCTGCAACGACTTATCTAAAGTCTCTGGATAATGTCCTCTTCTAATTTCGTCATATTGTTTGAATTGTTTTCTAATCTCAATACGTTTACTGGCATCAAGTTCATTATATTTCTTTAATGCAGATTTCTCATCCATTAATGATTTGGCAAAGACATTAGAAATATTAATCCACTTGGTTACCACCGACTTGTCGCGACGTACATACTTTGGTTTATTCATACGATTTCCAAAACTCCTTTACTGATGCGAACCGTAGATGACCATTGCTGGATAGAGTATCAAGTTGCAAACGCACATCTTCTACCTCCTGCTCACTGAAGTAATAGTAGGTGCACATATCAATATCCAGCGAATTGATTGTTTTGAAAAGATGCGTATCATTTTGAGGTGACAACCCCAAAATTTCAAGTTCCCCAGCAAGTGTTTCAAATTCATCGAAATGATAGTTATCGATAAACTGAATATCCGGATGCAATACAACAATTTGGACAGCCCGTCCCAGATTTGATACTAACCTATTATCGTCTTTCGTCCATCCATCAATCGTCTTCTTAATAGCAGGATCATTTGTATATGCTTCAGCAAAGCGACGAATTCCTTTATTAGCTTGCGAAATCTGGTGCACCATAAAATCCTTGTATTCTCCGCAATGTGTTGTGAGCGCATTACAGTACAAATATGAATACTTCGTGTTAATTCTTGCATCCAATAGAGGTGCATCGGGCAAAAAGTTACGGAGTGATTTAGCTTCATAAACGTCTCCAAGAGTGTCAAACGCTCCATGTAGATGTACTACCTGCTTTTTTATGCACATATCCAGATTGGAATCATAATTCGTCGTAAAAACCTTATCAAACGAGCATAAATAGTCCTTGAATTTTTGAGGATACTGCAAATAAATGCTATTGACCATTCCGTGGTTGTAGATTGCATACAAGTAAGCAACGCGCATAGCTTCACGGACAGTGTACTGTTCAGGATTCAACATACCCATCTTATGGCAAAGTAAATCATGTACAAGATAGTAATCTTCAAAGCAGATGTCCGGAATCCGTAAATTCGACAGACGCGAAATATATCGTTTCTTAAAAGCACTAAGTGATTCTCTTTCCGCATCACAAGTAGTGAATTGATCATACTTGTTGCGAAGAATATCTCGTGCTTCTATGAATAACTTTCCAATATAATTCTTGAGGAGAAATGGCTCATCAATGACAATGTCTACGGGATAGTCGTCTTCGTCACAATTCTTCAGAACACGAAGTACTATTTGCTGAGAAGAATTTTCTCTGCCTCCGAACTGCATATTTACGCCATTGCCCACCAATATATATTTTCCTGACATCCTCATTTGCCTCCAAACCGTTCACGATATGTGTATCATATCGTACATGCAGAAAGCAACACCTATCTGGTTATGCCTTCTACATGCACGAATCACGCCTATCCCATGACCTTATTCATCAGTTGCTGGAAGTCATCCACGTGGTCGTATGTGACCATGCCGTTTGACAACGTCGTAAAGAGCTTCTTTGCGCAATCGATCTTTGCTTTCTCAATTGGGCGCAGGTTCAGGCTGTCCATTGTGCCTTTCGTTTCTGCCACGAAGTAGATGTGCCGTACAACACCCTCGTGGAATACGATTGCCCAGTCAGGCGAATAGTGTCCGACAGGCGTAGGAATGGAGAAGCCTTTCGGCAGCTTCGCGTAGATGAAAACATCCTGTGAGCCATCCAGCGACTTAACAAAACGGCGCTCGACGCTATCCTCTGCAGTACCATCAGTGAACACATAATCCTGAATGGCCTTGTCAGCATGGAATGCCTGATCGAAGGTCTTTCCGTGCTTTTCAGCAGTGAAGATACTGCTGTCATAACTGCCCTCGATCTGGTCGTAGGTAATATGCTCCACAATCATGGTCGCCTTCTGTTCCTTAATCAGACGGATAACCTTGGAGATGAATTCCTCCGGGTTATTGCGGAACATATAGAATTTATCCGGGTTAATGCCCTTTAGAACGGCAGCAGCAGTTCGGCGCGTGAGCACAGTGCCTTCTGCAATTTTCCCAACGAGGTCATACTTGATCTGGCTGGTTTCGGCATGCTTCAACGTTTCTGTGTGTGTTTTCGCGGCCTCAAAACTATTGCCGGAGCGCATTTCGTCGCCGGAAATACTTGCCTTTTGCCCGGCAACGGAAACGGTATACTGCAGCTGGCTGACAAACAGCTCGCTGTTGATCGCCGCAATGGCTTTGCGGATCAACTCGTCGCTGTCGAAGTCAACCGTATACGCATACTTGTGATTGATCGCCGTCCAAAGGTTCTGGAATTCCTTTTTGTAGAAGCGGTCATTGAGCGGGTTCTCTGGCGCAGGCGTCTTGTTGCCGTCAGCAAACATCTCTTTGAGCACCTTATCGTCGAAGATTGCCTGTACCAGCTTATGGATGCTTTCGCCCATCGGCTGAAGCCCTTCGGGCAGAGGCTGGAGGCGACCGGCAGCCACGTCATCACGATAGTCCTGCGTAATGCTGTCATCTTCATCCACATAGTTGTTGCGTACAAGATACTGATAGATTTTTCTCGCATCTGCCGCATTGATCTTTGCGGAAGAACCGTCTGCCATGATAATGTTTTTGCCCTCGAAGTATTCGATGCTGGCCTTCCGGGGACGGTCATACAGTACAGCACGGGTTTCGTCCTGCAGAGCACCAACGAAATCGGCATATCCTTCGCTGGCAATAACGGTCAGCGTATTGAGGACGTGGACGTCTTCGCCGACGGTTTCGCTGTCCATGCGCTCGCCGGAAGTATTGACGCAAAGGCGCAGGCCACGTCCGACCTCCTGACGCTTCTGGGTAGAGCTGTCACCGCCGTGTTTAAGCGTGCAGATCTGGAACACGTTCGGGTTGTCCCAACCTTCACGCAGCGCAGAATGCGAGAAGATGAACCGCGTCGGTTCCTCAAAACTGAGCAGGCGCTCTTTGTTTTTCAGGATCAGGTCATATGCGGAAATATCATCGCTGAACTCACTGCCGCGCTTGAGCTGGCTGTCAATAGCACGACCGGTTTTCTTGTCGATGCTAAAATAGCCCCTGTGCGTTGCCTTCGGGTCGATTCCGTCCAGATAAGCCACATACTCCGGGTCGAGCAGAGTACGGTATCCGTTCATGACCGAAACGTATTCTTCCTCAAAAATACGCCCGAATTCACCGAGCACCTCATTGCCGTCTGCATCGTACTGACGATAATGCGCCACTTCGTCGATGAAGAACAACGACAGCGTCTTGATCCCCTTGTGGAACAACTGTGCTTCCTTCTGGAAGTGCGAGATGATCGTCTCTCGGATCTGAACACGGCGCATATCGCTTTCGGAAACATCGCCAACGACCTCGCCCTTCCGCAGCACATCGCCGTTCGTGAAGGTGATTGTTCCGTCCACGGGGTCGATCTGGGAAATGGAATAGCCTTTGTACTGTTCCATTTCGCCGGAAATATAGTAGAGATTATCGCCAACACCGAGCAGGCGTGTCTCTCGGTTGATGGATTTATTGTAGCGAATTTCCAGCTCCAGACGCACCATCGGCGGTTTCTTCGGAGAAAGGACAAAGCTCTCAAGGTACAGATAGCTGTCCGTGCCCCGGAAATTTTTCACCTCAAAGCCTTTGACCTCAATGCGCTTGACCAGACGTTTGTTATAAGCATCCAGCGCGTCCAGCACATAGATCAGGTTATGCTGCTCCTTATGCGTGGCAGAGTAATTCAGCGTGAACAACGGTTTGAAGCTCTTCAGTGCTTTCTGCGTCACATCGCCGCCCATCTTCTGGGGTTCATCCATGATGATGATCGGACGGTTGGCGGCAATCACATCAATCGGGCGGCGGCTCTGGAATTCGTCGCGCTTCGAGTAGATGATACGCGCTTCCTTGCTCTTGCCGTCCTCTTTGAGGGACGCGGCAAAGGCCTGCGTATTGATGATCATGACATTGATGCCGCTGTCGGCAGAGAAGCTGTCCAGCTGATTCAGGTTCGCGCTGGAATAGATGAAGAACCTTGCTTTCTTGCCGTAGTGTTCCATGAAATGGTCAACGGTAATCTCGAAGGACTTCTTCACGCCCTCGCGGATAGCGATGGACGGCACGACCACGATAAACTTGCTCCAGCCGTAACGCTTGTTCAGCTCGAACATGGTCTTGATATACACATAGGTCTTGCCTGTGCCGGTTTCCATTTCGATATCCAGTGCGCAACGACCGAGGCCTTTCACCAAAGAAGCGGATTGATGAATATCATTGCCCTGCTGCACATCATGGATATTTTTCAGCAGCTGCTCATCCGTAAGCTGCAGCGCATCATTCAGATAGCCGGTATCGTCAATCTCATCCAGTGAAAGCTGTGCAGAAGGAAACAGGCTCAACTGCTGATCGACAGGAGCAAGCACGGGTTTTACTTCGCCCAGATCGCGGCGGTAGGATACGCCATCGGAAAAGGGCTGCCCTTTGAATACCCTTACAACGCTCTCAACAGCGTCTGTCTGGTATTCTTGTATTTTGAATCGAAATTTCATTACAGCACCTTCCTTACCGTGGCGGGCGAGTAGGTCTCGAAGATCTGATCGAAGTTTGTCGCTGTGCTGTCATCAGCCATAGAGCTATCACGGAAGACGGCATAATACGGCTGCCGCTTGGCGATGGCGGTAACGGTTTCTGTGGTTACGCCCGCGTCGAAGCAGGCCAGCAGGAAGCCTTCGGCCACATCATACACCTTATGTTCAGCGAGCTCCGTTTCTTTAATCGGGCTGGAAAGGTCGATACCGAGATCGAGCATCACTTGGAACAGCAGGTCTTCGGGCGTGCGGTCGGGCTTGATATTATCCTCCAGCGCAGACAGCAAATCCTGTGTCATTGCAGCGGGGTTGTAGTAAACATCCTGCATATTGGAGGAATCCAGACGCAGGCAACGAAATCCACTATCAAAATCTTGTGACAACATCATGCCAGCGTCTTCACGGATTTTTGCCCCAGCAGCTTTTGCACGTGCCTTGCCAATATCACATATCGTGCGATATGGAGAATTGACATCAATGTATTTATCGGTAGGCTCAGGAATTTGTACCATGATAAAACGCCGATGACCACCATCTTCAGAATTGAGCTGCATGACTGCATGAGCAGTTGTGGCAGATCCAGAGAAAAAGTCCAAAATAATCGCATCCTTGTCTTTACCTGTGCCAGCATATACAGAGTCATACACTGTCCATAAGCTCTTGGGGAAAGTAAAACCGCTATCTGGGACAAGGTCGGCTATTATACGGGTACCGTATTCATTGGCATCATAACGCTTATCAGACCACACCGTGCGTTGTAATCCAAAGGTTTTTCCAATTTCTATCTCGTAACCAGTCGAGGTTTTCTTTGCACGAAGCATATTCCATATACTTTCAACCGTTTGTCGTGCATAGCGCCATTTGCGCTCTATTCCATTTCTGTCAATAGGATATACATAGAATAAATCGCCTTGAGTTACTGTCTGAGCAGGATGATAATCATCAGGAGAAACGTCACCAAAACCAACAATTTTTCCATCCTTCACAATAACCGGGTAAAAGCAGTTCTTTGCATCACTACGCTCAGACTCGCTACCCCAGTTACGCAGTTGAGACCAGTCAACATCTTCTTCATCAATTTTTCGATCAACTATGACCTTTTCAAGCTTTGGATAGACAAATAATGCGTATTCATTGGTATGAGAAAAGTTTTTGCCTTGCTGCTCTCTGGGATTATGTACCACAGTAACACACGTCACTTCGTAATTGCTCTCCCCAAAGATTTCCTTGAGCATCATGGAAAGAGTGTCTACTTCATTTTCATCAATAGCACAAACAAGTACACCATCTTCTGTGAGAAGAGTTTTTGCAATGCGGAGACATGGGTAAATCATATTAAGCCAATCGGTGTGGAAACGCCCATTGGTTTCTGAATTATAAACCATATTGTTGCCGTCTTCATCATATTGTCCGCTATTATGAAGGTAGTCAGCAGCATTTTGAGTATAGTCGTTCTTATACATCAGATTGTTGCCGGTATTGTAAGGCGGATCGATGTAAATCATCTTAATCTTTCCAAGATAAGTTTCCTGTAAGAGCTTGATAACTTTGACATTATCGCCTTCTATATAAAGGTTTTTGCTGTCAAACCTACCGAGTGTACCATCGCAACCTACGCTATCAGCACGGATTGGGCGCAGCGTCGCCGCGATGGGCACATTCGCCGCCAGCATCGCCTTCTTCTTGTCAGGCCATGTAAACTGGTAACGCTCCTCGCGTCCTTCCACAACCTTCGCGGAAATGAGCTGCATCAGCACATCCTTGTCAATCGCCCGGACAACTTCGCCATTCTCATTCACGGTTTCCGTGACCGCTTCCGGGAACAGAGCCGCCAGCTTTCTAAAATTTTCATCCGCCAGATTCGGCGTGCGCATATCCATCTTTTCCATAACATTTTCTCCTTGCATCATTCATCAGTCAGTGAATTAAAATACTGTCTAAGGGAATCAAGCAGTTCTTTCCATTTTTTATCTATCTCTTGCGTGCGCTCATAACCAGCCTGTTCTATGTTCTGTATCCCGGGGCTACTCTTTTCGGTTGTCAAGGGTTCAGAAAAAGAGTAATCGTGTATTTGATGTGCTGCAAGCTCCATAATAGCATGATAGCCGTTATACAGTTCATCATTGATGAATGGAGCATTTCCGCCTAAACGCGAAGCTGCATCGTTGTATTTTTCCTGTGCCGTGTGATACCGTTCGTTACAAATCTCTTTCCATTTTCCTGATGCAGGTGCCCGATCCAGTCCAGATGGGAAAAGCCAATGAACAGCACTTATCATCTGGTAAAAAGATTGACATAGCTCTTTATGCAAAGAAAACTCGGTATCAAACCGTGCTTTTGATATATGCCCTTGGTTGTCCAATTTAGCCTTATATGTTTCCAGCATCTGATCCATTTTGCTTTGGTAATCCATTTTGATTTTTTCTGTAATACCATTGGCAATTGCTGCTGCGAGTTTTTTTGCCACGCTAATTATTATTGCCGCTGCTCCAGCAGTGCTGAAGAATACAGACCCAACAATTTTAAATACTGCTGACCAATCCATCATAATGCCTCCATCTCGGTTTTGCGTCTTTTGATCTCCTGTGCCAGCTCCAGCTTCCGCTTCGGCTGTTTTTCATTTCGCGCCTGCTTTTCAAGCTTATCGATTTCTTTTTGTAGCTTCATCCGCCGATCATCCAGCGCGATCTGCTCGTTGAGCGTGTGCCCAGCTTCGATCTGCAATCCGCCGATTTCGGTTACAACACCTTCCCAGATGGCATCCATGTTCAGCCCCCGCATGGGAAGGGACTGGCTGCCTGCCGGATGCCACTCATTCATGATGAGCTTCGTCTGCCAGAGCGCCAACCGCTCATCCTGCTCATAGGAGAGAATGAGCACAAGGTTCTGACCGAACATCCGAGCAATGAATGTGATGTTCTGTTTATCGAAGTCCTTCTTTCGGAGCGCAACCGCTACCACAAAGAATGCGTGCACTTCTGTTCCATCCGCAATGTTCAGCGATGCAGGTGATATCTCATTGACCAAGGTGATCCGAGCAATATCCGCATCAAAGCTCTTGCGGCGTTCCGCGCTCATTTCCGTGACAAAGTGCTCATACACCTTTTTCTTTGTGATCAGCTTTTTTATCTCTGTCGCTGCAGGGAATCCAAGCATCGGTATCGCCTCACTTTACTACCAAGAAACAGATCAGTTCAAAATCGTCCAGTCCGTTAATGGCTCCGGAGAAGAAGCTCACCTGCTTACCGTTCAGGAAGGAATCGATGTCGCTTTCTTCCTTCGTATGAATGATTGAATCAATCGCTTCGCTGAGCAGCTCAGACATTTCGCCCATATTGCGCCCGTCGTCTGTTTCCGCATTGAACTGGTTACAGAGTACAGGCACAGGTTTCGACTTCCCACGGCAAAGAAGACGAACGGTATCCAGCAGCTTCTTCGGGTTCAGATAGTCGCAGATGACTTCACCATCCATACCCACATACACCATATAGAACGGATGGATGCGGTTCTGGTTATTGATGTTCACGTTGTTGTTGACATTACGCAGGACGAAGATGACGCCCTCCGGACATTCTTCCGTCTGCGGTACAACCGCGTGCAGGCCTTTCGGCTTTTTCTCCAAATCCTTATGGGTCTTGATGTATTCCAGCAGATCAAGCCGGAATTCATTCAGCCCCAAGTCCATAATGGAAATGCCGGAGGACATATCCTCGATATCGACGACCTCCTCCTGCAGCCTCTTTAGCTGCTGCTTGCGGTATTCGAGGTCGCCTTTTTCCTCGGCGTTGATCAGGTCGTCGTCGCCGGTCGAGGTCATGACCGAAATCTTCATGCGCGTTTCGACACGGGACTTGAGGTTGATGTAATCATCCAGCGTCATATCCGGCCAGAAGTTGACGAGCTGGATGTATGCGTTGCGGCTGCCAATACGGTCGATTCGCCCGAAGCGCTGGATAATACGCACGGGGTTCCAATGAATATCGTAATTGACCAGATAGTCGCAGTCCTGCAGGTTCTGACCTTCGGAGATACAGTCTGTGGCGATCAGGATATCAATCTCCGCAGGATTGCCCGGCATAAGTACATCCTTGCTCTTTGAGATCGGAGAGAAGCAGGTCAGCACATTATTGAGTGTCGCTTTCAGGCTGCGGATAGTCGTTCTGCCATCAATAGCGCCGGTGATGACTGCAGTGTCCAGACCGTAGCGTTTCTTCATGTATGCGCTCACATGGTCATACAAATACTCCGCAGTATCAGAGAAGGCCGAGAAGATGATGACCTTGCGGTTGCCCTCATTGATCGGATGCGCCATTTTGGCATCCAGCAATTCAAAGAGCTTCTGCAGCTTGGTATCATGCTCCGGCGTGATATCGTTCATCATCAGGAGCAGCAGCTCCAGCGTATCGGCATCCTTCTGCAGCTCCGTGCGCCACAGCTTGTAGTCCATATCGGCAATGTCGATTTTGATCTTCTTGCCGACCGTGAAAAAGTCTGTGTTTCCATCTTCCATATCGAAGTCGCTCTCGGAAACATCCCGCACATCCATGAGGCCGCTGCCGCCTGTTTCAAAGTTATTGATCGCTGTGATCGTCGAGGTGATCAGCTGCCAGATGCGGTTCAGGGTCAGCCGGAAGGAATAAACGGAGCTTTCCAGACGCTTCAGAAGGTTGATACTCATCAAGCGCTGGATACCGATTTCACGGCCTTGCATGGTCAGGTTATTGCCGCTGTCCAGATCGACATATTTCGCCAGCCTGCTGGGAAGTATGTATTTCGACGGTCTGTAAATATCGAGTGTGAGCAGGTTTAGCTGCTCAAAAATCTCATTATAATTGATCGTGCTGCGCAGGTCAGTCAGGTTCGGACGAAGGCTGATCGGTTTCAGACGTTCCGGGAATTTCCCGATTTCTGCAGCGTTATAGTATTTCTCAATGTGCTTTCTGGAACGGGCGATGGTGACGCTGTCCAGAAGCTCAAAGAAATCAAAGTCCAGCGTGCGCAGCAAGGCGTCCGTAGTACGCTCCGCAGGTTCCAGATTGCTCCAATCATTGAAAGCGCGCTGTGCCTGCCGGAATATCTCGTCTATGGACTTACGGGTATTCAGTTTCTCGTCGATAATTTCCGGGTTGCCTTCATACGCCAGTGCCAGCTGATTGCGAAGGTCATAGAAGCGGTTGTTGACCGGCGTAGCGGAAAGCATGAGTACCTTCGTTTTTACACCGGAACGGATGACTTTCCGCATCAGAATCTGATAGCGGTTTTCGCCCTCTTTCTTGTGTGTACCTGCGCCGCCTTCGCCGTTACGGAAGTTATGCGATTCGTCGATAACAACGAGATCGTAGTTGCCCCAATTCAAACGATCCAGTTCCAGACCGTTGGATTCGCCGCCTTTGCGAGACAGGTCGGTATGGAAGAGCACATCATAGTTCAGACGATCCGTGGCAATCGGGTTATTGACATAGTTATCCTTAAATGTGTTCCAGTTTCCCGCCAGTTTCTTCGGGCAGAGAACGAGGACGGACTTGTTGCGGTTCTCATAGTATTTAATGACTGCCAGCGCTGTAAAGGTTTTACCGAGGCCGACGCTGTCTGCCAAAATGCAGCCATTGAACTTTTCCAGCTTGTTGATGATTGCCAGCACAGCATCCCGCTGGAAATCGTACAGCATACTCCAGATCTTGCTCTGCTTGAACCCGGTTGCTTCATTCGGAAGCACATCCTCGGAAACGTCTTCAAGAAATTCGCTGAACACATGATAGAGCATCATGAAGTAAATAAACTCCGGCGAATTCTCGTTGTATGCGTTACTGATGTTTTCCATCACCATATCAGTAACATCCTGCATTTTCGTGCGGTCATTCCACAGCTGATCGAACAAAAGCATATACTGCGTGGCAAAGGGCGCTTCCATGCTATTGACCATATTATAGCTGTTGTTTCCGCGCTCACAGCCGATGTCAACCGTAGTAAAGCCGTTGATCGGCATATACGCGGTCTGTTCATCGCCGGAAGCGACTGTCATAAAGCCGCCCATGTTTTCGCCCGTGGTATTCGATTTGAAGACAGCTTTACTGCTGATCCATTGGGCACATTCTTTTGCTATGGCTCGCTGGGTCATCTCATTGCGGAGCTTGATTTCGAATTCTGTTCCATATAGGCTGGTTTCACGGCTGAGGCGAGGAATATAGAATTCGCGCTTTTGCTTTTCCTCACGTTCCTGAATAAAGGTGGGCGACGTGAAAATGAAGCGGAATTCATCTACCTGCTCGAGCTGTTTCTTCAGCTCCTCAAAGGCGTACATGGAAAAGCAAGCCGCCGCAATAGATACCCGGCTTCCCTTTTTGATTGTGACCGCAAGATCATCACGGACAATGTCATGTACGTTATCAAAGATTTTCATATAGTAAGCCCTCCAGCGTGTTGCCTCTGCTAATCATTCCAGATATTTACACGCCCCAAGTTTCTCAGAAGTAGTAACACAGAACAGTTTATTCTACCGTTTCCATGATATCTTCCAAGCGACAATTAAGGGCTTCACAAATTTTGATTAGTACATCTGTGGTAATATTGTCGCCCTTACCAAGTTTAGCAATGGACGCGGAGCTGACCCCCGCGAGCTCCTTCAGATCATGCTTATTCATGTTCTTATCAATAAGCATCTTCCAGAGTTTGTTGTAGCTGATTTTCATGGTCACATCTCCTTAACCTATACTAATTGGAACCCATCATCATTTCATAGTGCTGTTCCTGATTCATCAGGGCAAATACCATCTTAAATGTTTCTTTCGTCTGCTCAATATCTACACAATCATCCACAAAATTGATGCCATCATTAATACCGACTGAATTGGCGTTTATATACGAGAGCATTGCGGATGCCATCTGATATTGCGTATAGTCCTCCTTGCCGGATTCATCCCTCTTGATGAACTTATCTTTGTTATCCTTCAAGATGCGCTGCCGGAGAGTTGCTCCATCATAACCACACAGCTGAAGGAAATAGTATTCCAGAATCCTACGAATAACGTTCATCAGTGGTATCGGTGTGGTAACATCCCTATATTCCTCCCACAGAGCCGCATAGGAGTTCTGGACGGGATTGTAGTTGATTTCTTCGGTAAGCACATCTGGGTTCTTCTTCACACAGATTCGGATACCAGACCTGTTGTCAACCTTGGTGATGAGGTAGAAATTCACGAACTGATAATCACGAACCCGGTTGTACGTGATCTCACGATGGAAATACGCATTGTGGGTCAGAATGAAAATCTGCTTGATGTATCTGCCCGATGCAACGGGGTTTCCACCAATTGCGTTATTTGCGCACACCTCAATCATCTCTCGAACAAGGGCACTCACGATAAAGAGTGCGCTGCTGTCCATACTCGATACGGGGTCATCAATAACTACGATTTTTTCTTTCTGGCCTCCGTCAGCGCTTTCGCTTCCCTTGATCTGATGATAGAAATACAGGAATGCAATGAAGTTCCTTTCACCCTCGCTCAAATTTTCAGCAATCGTACCATCCGGGCGGATTACCTCATACACATTTGGCGTGTCAGGTTTTTCACGGATGCTGAAGCCCTGAAAGCCAGAATCACGCAGGAGCATGTTCACACTATCAATGGTAGCACTGGTGTTGATATAGCCCTTGTTGAGCTCGGTAATTTCCCTCGCAATATCTGCCTCCGCTGAACGCTGGGCAGCTATTGTTGCAGTAAGTGTAGACATTTCCCTTTCGAGCGCGGCCTTGCTGGCCTTGTAACGAGACACCTCGTCTGCCAGCATGAAAGCGATGTGTTCCCAGACGGCAGTTTTGCATTCCGCCTGCTTTCTCGGTTTCTCGTCCAGAACCGCGTTGTTCTCACGAATGAGCTTGTTGAAACCTTCGATAATGGCCGAAAGCTCATCCAGCATCGGTGCGACGTCTTCAATAGTTACAACCTTTGAAGGGTCGTTCTTTTTTTCTGCGATAGCCTGCAGATTTGCTGAAATAACACCTTTGATTGCTGCGAGCTTGTCAGTGTACGGCGTAAGATCTATGCCGGGATAAAGCTCTGACGGTGTCCGTTGAAGTGGGGCAAACAAGGTGTTTGCGGCATTTTTATAGCTCTCGTAAAATCCGCCAAGGGCATTAACTGACTCCTGATACTGTGCATCAAAACAAGCCCGGATATCCTCTTCAAAGGTAGCTGGTAAATCCTGCTGGCAGTAAGGACATTTTCCATTGACTGCTCCGTGGAATTGACTGTGCCCCTGCTGAACCCATGTTGTGGCATTGATCGCTTTTACAAATTGTGCGAAAGGTGTGTCGGCGCTACTAACAATGATCTCGCCAAGGATCGCTCGCCCGGCAAGTGTATCCAGAACTGTTGAGTCAGGAATAGTCGTAAATTCGGCATACCGCTTGGCATCAGCAGAATAAGCCACATCGTATAGACGCTTCAGGGCATCTACATCGTGTTCTTTCGCAGATTCGCTTCTCAAAAGAACCTCTTCTGCAAAGCTCCGTTTCTGCATTTTACCGGTCTGCGTAGACCGAAATGCGTTTCTGATATCCGTGGTATTGTCCCAGCACTCAGTTTGGAACGTAGCAAACGCCTGATCCAGCGCATCCTGTTTTTTCTTCTTTTCATCCGTTGCCGTCTTGAAGGCATCCGCAGCGGCTTTCTTTTCCGCATACTTTTCCTCGACCTTGCGCTGTATTTCAGCATTCACTTCATTCACAGTGAAAACGCCGGGAAGGTTGTGATAGCTGGAGAGATTTGCCGTGATGTAGTCTTGGTTGTAAACATGGATCGTATAATCCGACACAGATTTACCGGTTCGCCAAGTCACTCCGCTGTCCACCTTTATGGTCTTTCCGATGGTGGATTTTCCAGAACCATTGTTCCCGAAAAAGAAATTGATCAGCGTAGGAGTGATGCATACGCCACAGTCCTTATAAGTGGCCTCATTCGGAGCAAGGCGGATGATTTCAGACGTTATTTTTTCTCTCACTCAGTTTCTCCTTAAAATCCAAACAGGCTAATTCCGGCATCTTTCAGTTCTTCAACAAGGTTGATACGCTTTATCGCCCAATGAGTATGATTCATTTCAGATATCGCTCGTGTCATATCCTTCATGCCAAGATCAAAACCGATGTTGCTTATCTGCTGCATGGGGATAGGCCACAAAAGTTGGCATCGAATCTTTATGCCATTGTCTTGAATTCGGACGCCATCCACAAAGCCGAAGAAAACTTGCTGTTCTTCTGACGCTTTTGCATAGTAGCCTTCCGCTTCCGGCATGAAGAGCGCTGGAAATGTTTTTATCTTCTCAATCGCTTCATTGGACAATTCGCCAAGTTCAGCCCTAAGCTCGTCCGACGTCCAATACGACGAAAGCGCTCGATCCAGCGGGACTATGAAGTGATCAGTATCAAATGGTTCAGCCCCCAAGATAAAAAGGTTGTAATAGTTGCGGTTGATGTTTCTTGCAGTCGGCTGCATTCTGCCGTCAGGGGTTCTGGCTATATACGGAAAACTGAAAGTAATATTCTGGTTTACAGTATCCGCATGGTCAATATGGACATTCTTTTCGCCGTTCTGATTTACAACGGTTGCAGGGACATTGGCGGCTGGAACCTCCGTGGCTGGAAGATTTGCGCCGGAAACAGGTTGCAGTTCGTTTTTCATCCACGCCTCCGATTACAGGTTGAGGACATCCAAATGTTCGATATGAATATTCTTTTCGCCATTTTGGTTGACGATGGTCGGGTTATTGATGATTTGTATTTTTGCATCCGTATCGGGGATAACCTTTGCGTCAATCGGTTCGGAAGTATCTGCCGATTGATCATCGTCCTTACTATCTGACGCAGAAGCGATATGTTCTATCACGGAACCCCACTTTTCTGCAAGAACCGCACCAGAGGCAAGTATCTTTTCTGTCAGTATGTCGTGTGCTTGTGTGCCTTGATCTGATACATCCTTCGGGGCAGATTTCCTTTTCACTGCTGCCGCTTCCCGGATTATGGTCTCAAAGAGTCCTGCAAGCTGCTCCCCGATATTGAATGAATTCGCATCAGGAAGAACATCTGCAAAAGCCTTTACCAACCCTTCGTGTGCGGCGTCCGAAAACTGATCAATATAGTTTTGGAAACTGAACGGCTCGATGTAGGCCGTTATTTTTTGTGCCATTTTTGTGATTCGCGTATTTCCATTATAGTACGCCTTATATGTCTCATCGCTGTATTCCTCAGTAAGAGCCTGTCCTTCATCGGTAAGGATGGCTTCAAAGATTGATCTCGTAAACGTAGCTGTGCTACTCCCAGCCCCAATCTGAGAGCGAAGTCTGTCCGCAAAAACCGAAAATTCCATGTTTGTCTCCTTTGTACCCAAGCCTACCGAAGCCTACCGGCCACTACCAAGTTATACCGAGGTAATTCTCTATAATCTAAATGTAAGTTCACAACGCGTGGAGCTTATGAAGGGCAAGCAGCGGAGTGCTCACTCTCAAATGATATTATAGCACACTCCCGTAAAAAAATCTGCATCCTTTGCAAATTTAATGTTTGCGAACGCAGCACAGAAGTCGCAATAGCGAAGTTTGCCTTTCGACCTGCCGCAGACCGCACGAACTGATCCCTCGTGGCTCAACGGGAAGCGGCAGACAACTGAACATCACAGCTGCCTTTTGAGCGGGTTGCTGCAATCCGAAACGGAGAGATTCGTTTGGACTGCGGTTGGTTTCATACGCCCATTTTGCAGCTTTCAGCAATTCCTCCGTTTCGAGAAATCGACAATCGGAGGAATTTTTATGACAACCAATCTCAAGAGAATCCCGTTTATCCCCAAGCTGTCCCGCGAGTTCAAGCCCATGAAGCACTACATCTGCGAGACTGACACCTCTGCCAAGCTGATCTCGCGCACGGCATTCATGCGCCAGCTGGCGCAGCAGCCTTGCCCCAAAGGTCAGGTCTTCATCGACTTCGACGACGGCATCGTTTACCTGTTTCCCTTTGATCCGGAACGTGCAGCTCAATTCACAGTTGCCTACGGCGAATTCGAGACCGAATATAAGCGCTTTTACCGGGAACAGGAAGCTATCCGTGCAGGCCGCCGCATGACGGTTGTTCACCTTGACCAGTTCGACGATTCAGAGGCCGAAGGCGATGAGATGCAGAGCACATGGCTGGTATCGGAAGAAACGCCGGAAAGCATCTACCTTACCAAAGAACACGATGCTTCCTTCAAAGCCCTGTCCGATTCCGACCGTGAAATCCTGACCGGCTTTATCAATGCAGGTTATAACGCACGAGAGCTTGCCCGGCGTCTGGGGAAAGACCCTTCCGGTGTGCTGAAGCTCGTCAAGCGTGCCGCTGCACGGCTTGAAAAAAAGATCGAAGAAAATTCCTGACCCCATGTCCACATTCCGCTCCGGCCTGTCCGAACAGGAAGGTGTAAGGACGCTACAGCGCCGGAACGGAGGTGGAAAAGATGGCCAAGTACAGTCCCAATCAGAGTCAACACAAGGAAGGAGGAAGCACACATGTCCCGCATGAACGAACTGTCAATCGCAATCGACGAGCTTAGGAACGCGGCGGCGGCGCTGAACAGTGTGGCGGATTCCCTGACGCAGCTGTTCTCCGGTGAAGAGCCCGTCAAGAAAGAACCGGCACCCAAGCCCATCACCAAAGAAGAAGTCCGTGCCGAACTGGCCGCCAAGAGTGCGGCGGGTTACGGAGTGCAGGTACGCGCACTGCTCAAACGATACGGCGCGGCACAGCTCTCCGCTGTAAACCCGGACGATTACGCGGATCTGCTTCTTGAGGCACAGGCAATCGGAACCGAGGTGGGCGCGGATGACTAACCACGCTGTACTTTCAGCATCAGCCAGCCACCGCTGGTTGAACTGCCCGCCTTCGGTCAGGCTGACCGAGCGCATCCCTGACAACGGCAGCATCTATGCCGCCGAGGGCAGCGAAGCCCACGAACTGTGCGAATTCAAGCTCCGGCAGCTGCTGGGCATGGAAGCGCACAACCCTCTGGATACCCCCATCGGCCTTCAGTATTACGACGGCACCATGGAGGACGCGGCCACCGGCTATGCGGCCTTCGTGCTGGAACTGCTGGAGGAGATTCGGAAAACCTGCTCCGATCCCATCGTCATGGTGGAACAGAAGCTGGACTACTCCCGCTGGGTGAAGGACGGCTACGGCACAGGCGACGCAGTCATCGTCGCGGACGGTACGCTCCACGTGGTCGATTTCAAGTACGGAACCGGGGTGCCCGTTTCGGCAGAAGGCAACAGTCAGATGCGCCTGTACGCCCTCGGTGCGCTCGATATGTTCGGCGAACTGTACGACATCGACACAGTGGTCACGACCATCTACCAGCCCCGGCTCGCCAGCATCAGTACGGATACGATCTCCAAGGACGACCTGTTGGATTGGGCAGAGAACACGCTTCGCCCGCTGGCCGATCAAGCCTACAAGGGCGAAGGCGACCTGAACGCGGGAAGCTGGTGCCGATTCTGCAAGCTGCGCAACACCTGCCGGAAACGGGCAGAAGCCAACCTTGCTATGGCACAGCACGATTTCAAACTGCCGCCCACGCTGTCCGACGAAGAGATCGCCGTGATCCTCGATAAACTGGATGACCTGATCAGCTGGGCGGGCGACGTCAAGGAATACGCCCTGAACGCAGCCCTGCACGGCACACGTTTCCACGGATGGAAGCTGGTCGAAGGCCGGTCGAACCGCAGGTATACCGACGAAACCGCCGTGGCACAGATCGTCAGCGGCACCGGCCACGACCCCTACGAGCACAAGCTGCTCGGTATCACCGCTATGGAAAAGCTGCTCGGTAAGAAGCAGTTTGCCACATTACTCTCCGATCTGGTGGAGCGCCCGCAGGGTAAGCCTGTGCTCGTTCCCGCCAGCGACAAAAGACCCGAAATGACAAACGCGAAGAACGACTTCGCCAACGAATGAAAGTGAGGTACATCATTATGGCTAAAACTATGAATCCGACCAAGGTTATCACCGGCAAGGACACCCGCTGGAGCTACTGCAACATCTGGGACGCCAAGAGCATCAACGGTGGCACCCCGAAGTTCTCCATTTCCCTGATCATCCCCAAATCCGATGAAGCGACCGTCTGCAAGATCAAGGCTGCCATTGAGGCCGCCTACCATGACGGCGAGAGCAAGCTGCGCGGCAACGGCAAGACCGTACCCCCGCTGGTGGCCATCAAGAACCCGCTGCGCGACGGCGACACGGAGCGCCCCGACGATCCGGCCTACAAGAACGCTTACTTTGTCAATGCGAACTCTGCCACCGCGCCGGGCGTGGTAGACGCGGACTGCAATCCCATCCTGACCCGCTCTGAGGTGTACAGCGGCGTGTACGGTCGTGCCAGCATCTCCTTCTATGCCTTCAACTCGAACGGCAATCGAGGCATCGCCTGCGGGCTCAACAACCTGCAGAAGATTCGTGACGGCGAGCCTCTGGGCGGCAGGGCTTCTGCGGAGAGCGACTTCGCGGATGACGACGAGGACTTCCTGTCCTGACGGAGGTGAGCGCCATGACGGAATTTGAACACGGAATGCTGCTCGTGTGCTTCTCGGCGACGATTGGAACCTTTATCGGTACGTTTCTCGGTCTCCTGATCAACCTTATCGGTGATCTGATCTCGAAGCACCGTGCCAAGAAGCGCAGGCTCAAGGAAAACAACGACAAGTGACCCAACGGGGCGGCGGTGCTACATCGCCGCCCTTTTCGCAGGAGGTGCTACATGAAAACATTGTCTCTTGACTTGGAAACATACAGCAGCGTCGATCTGGGAAAATCCTCGGTCTATCGCTATGTGGAAAGCCCCGACTTCGATATCCTGCTGCTTGGCTTCAGCGCTGACGGCAGCCCGGTACAGGTAGTCGATCTGGCACAGGGCGAACAGATCCCGCTCGAGGTGATCGATGCGCTGACGGACGATACCGTAAGCAAGTGGGCCTTCAACGCATCCTTTGAACGGGTCTGCTTGTCGGAATGGCTGCGGCGGCATGGATACCCGCTGCACAATGACTATTATTCTGTCCCTGACGATCCGTGCATGGGCTACCTTGACCCGGCTGGTTGGCATTGCACCATGATTTGGGCAGCCTACCTCGGCCTGCCGCTGTCCCTGAAGGACGCGGGCTCCGCGCTGGGGTTGGATAAGCAGAAGCTCACGGAAGGCAAAGACCTCATCAAATATTTCTGCGTCCCGACCAAGGACGGCCAGCGGCATCTACCCGCCGACGCGCCCGACAAATGGGCGACGTTCAAAGCCTACAACCTGCGCGACGTGGAAACCGAAATGTCCATTCAGGAGCGGCTGCGGAAATATCCTGTGCCGGACGCGGTGTGGGATCAATACCACCTCGACCAGCAGATCAACGACCGGGGCATCGCCGTGGACATGACCGTGGTACGCAGCGCCATCGCCATCGACGAACGCTCCCATGAAGAACTGACCGTCAAGCTGCAGGAATTGACCATGTTGGAAAACCCGAACTCCGTCCAGCAGATGAAGGACTGGCTTGCCGAGAACGGGCTGGAAACGGAAACACTCGGCAAAAAGCAGGTCGCCGAACTGCTCAAGACCGCCCCGGAACCGCTGCAGTCTGTGCTTGTGCTCCGGCAGCAGCTGGCAAAGAGCTCCGTCAAAAAGTATCAGGCCATGGAAGCGACTGTCTGTGCTGACGGGCGTGTACGCGGGTGCTTTCAGTTTTACGGTGCTCGAACCGGGCGATGGGCTGGCCGGAATATTCAGCTGCAAAACCTGCCCCAGAACAAGATGCCCGATCTGGAACAGGCGCGTGCCGTTGTCCGCGCCGGAGACTATGACGCGGTGCGTATGCTCTATGATTCCACCCTGGATGTGCTTTCTCAGCTGATCCGCACAGCCTTCGTGGCGCGTCACGGCTGTACCTTTTTCGTCGCTGACTTCTCGGCTATCGAAGCCCGTGTGATCGCGTGGCTGGCCGGTGAGGACTGGCGGCAGCAGGTCTTTGCCGAGGGCAAGGATATCTACTGTGCCAGCGCAAGCCAGATGTTCGGTGTGCCGGTCGAAAAGCACGGCATCAACGGTCACCTGCGGCAAAAAGGAAAAATCGCTGAACTGGCGCTCGGTTACGGTGGCTCGGTCGGAGCGCTGAAAGCCATGGGCGCACTCGAAATGGGCTTGCAGGAAGAGGAACTGAAACCGCTGGTGGACGCTTGGCGCACATCAAACCCCATGATCGTAAAGCTCTGGTGGTCGGTCGATGACGCGGTTATGACGGCGATCCGCATGAAGTCCTCCACTGAAACGCACGGCATCCGATTCACTTGCCAGTCCGGCATGCTGTTTATCACGCTTCCTTCCGGGCGGCAGCTGTCCTATGTGAAGCCGCGCATCGGCGAGAACCAATTTGGAAGCCCTGCCGCGACTTATATGGGCACCAACGCCGCCCGGCAATGGGATCGTCTGGAAAGCTATGGCCCGAAATTCGTGGAGAACATTGTGCAGGCGATCAGCCGTGACATTCTGTGCTACGCCATGCAGACGCTTCAGCACTGCTTCATCGTGGCACATGTCCACGACGAACTGATTATCGAAGCCGATCCCCGTATGTCGCTGGAAGCCGTGTGCGAACAGATGGGCAGAACCCCGCCGTGGGCTCCGGGACTGCAGCTCCGGGCTGACGGTTACGCCACCGATTTCTATAAAAAAGATTGACCTCCCGTGTCCACATTCGCCCTTCGATTGTCCGAACAGGAAAGCGAAGGGCATTTTGCTCTATCACGCACAGGGAGGTTTCCTCGATATGTTTTATGTCAAAACCCAGCTCGATGAGAGCACGACTCTGATGACCGAAATCACCGACGAGAATGTGTTCACCCGTTGCCCCGACTGCGGGCAGGAGGTCGCCGTTGACCTGAACGACATCGTTGACGACGAAGGCCAACTCGACCTGTTCGGTGTGGGTGTCTGCTGCACGGAATGCAGCCGCAAACGCTGGAACGCCGCCGGTATGGGCGTCAAGCACGCGAGAGAGATGAGCGAATGAAGTTCAACAAGTACAACGAGGAGGGCTACCACGATCCGACCCCATACGAAGCCTTCACGAGCATTGAAGCGGAGCGGCGTGCAGCACAGCCGCCGTCCTCTGCCGTAAAGCCGTTCCGGCCTATTGTGTTCATCTGCAGTCCCTACGCGGACGACCCGCTGAATAACGAGCGCCGGGCGATTCGCTACTGCCGGTTTGCTGTGCGTCAGGGCTATATCCCTATCGCACCGCACATCTATTTCACCCGATTTCTGGACGACCGAAACCCCAAGGATCGGGAGCTCGGCCTGTTCATGGGACACGTCATGCTAACCAAGTGTGTCGAGCTCTGGGTTTTCGGCGACCGTGTCACGCCCGGTATGGAACGCGAGATCGCCAAGGCCGGAGAACGTGCCATGCCGATTCGCTACTTCGATGAGGATATGAAGGAGGTTACAGGTTAATGATCACGATCTACTCCTCGGATTCCACAGGCGTCCGGGGCAACTGTTTATATCCGTACCGGCACGAGGTCACGGATGCCGTCGGTCTGCGGGAAGCGGTCAGGCATGACTATGTGTGCGCCGAGTATAAGGGTAACTATCGAAGCGGCGGCAATTTTGTCACGAGCAACTGCCTCGGCATGGACTGCGATAACGACCATACCGACCACGAGCACGAATGGATCACGCCGGATGATGTGCGCCGCAACTTCCCGGATGTGCCGCTGGCGATTCACTTTAGTCGCCATCATATGAAGCCCAAGGATCAGAAGTCCGCAAGGCCGCGATTCCACTGCCTGTTCGCCATCGAACCGACCACGGATGTGAAAGCCTATGCCGATATGAAAGCGCGGCTCAACGCACTGTTTCCGTACTTCGACGCGCAGGCGTTGGACGGGGCTCGCTTCTTCTTCGGCACAGACGAACCGGAGGTCGATTTCTTTCCCGGCACGATCACGCTGAACGAGTGCCTTGAGCGCTACTACCCCGAAGAGGACAGCTTTGCCAATCTGCCGGACGGCACACCCCAAGGCCGCACCGTGATTCAGGAGGGCAGCCGCAATCGGACGATGTCTGTGTTCGCGGGAAAGATTCTCAAGCGTTATGGCGACAGCGACCAGACCCACGACCTGTTCCTTCAGGAAGCTGCCAAGTGTGACCCGCCGCTGCCGGACGAGGAACTGGCGACGATCTGGCGCAGCGCCCGGAGCTTTTATCAGCGGATCAGCAGCCAACCGGACTATGTCCCGCCGGAGAAATACAACGCCGATACCCCAGACGATTTTGTCTACCGGCCTGCCGACGATACGGATGTGGGCGAAGCCCGCATGCTTGCCGATGTGTTCTATGAGCGCCTGCGATATTCCAGAGCCACCGATTATCTGTGCTATGACGGCATCTGTTGGAACGAGGACATTCCCGGTGCGCACCGCATCGTGCATGAACTGACCGACCTCCAACTGGCTGAAGCCGAGGAAGCCATGAACGCCGCGTGGCAGGTGCTCTTGAATAACGGCGGTGCGGAGCTGGTCGAAACGCTGTCTGCCAAGAAGGCGCTGGCTGCTATGAGCGAGGATCAGCAGAAGGCTTTCGCATGGTACAACGTGACGAAGCGCTATTACCAGCTCGCCATGTCCTACCGGGCATCCAAGAATATCCGCTATGTGCTGAACGAGGCTCCGGCGCTGCTCCTGATCTCCCCGCAGGAACTGGACGCAGATCCGTTCGCGCTGAATACCCCGGCTGGCACACTTGACCTGCGGCGCGGCCTTATCTCCATGCGAGACCATCGCCCGGAAGACTTTGTTACCAAGGTCACGGCGGTCGCTCCCAGCGATGAAGGCACAGAGCTCTGGCAGGACGCGCTGAACACGATCTTCTGCAAGAACCCGGAACTGATCGACTATGTCCAGCTGATTGCCGGTATGGCGCTGGTTGGCAGGGTGTTCTCCGAGACTCTGATCATCGCATACGGCGACGGGCGCAACGGCAAGAGCACATTCTGGAACGTGCTGGCTCGTGTGCTGGGGAGCTACGGCGGGAAGATTTCTGCGGACGCGCTGACGGTCGGCTGCAAGCGGAATGTGAAGCCGGAGATGGCCGAGGCCAAGGGCAAGCGCATGCTGATCGCGTCAGAGCTTGAGGAAGGTATGCGCCTGAACACATCCATTGTCAAACAACTGTGTTCCACTGACCCCATCGAGGCCGAGAAAAAGTACAAAGACCCGTTCCACTTTGAGCCGAGCCACACCCTGATCCTGTACACCAACCACCTGCCGCGTGTCGGCGCTATCGACGACGGCACATGGCGGCGTCTGATCGTGATCCCCTTCGCTGCCAAGATTGAAGGCAAAAGCGACATCAAGAACTATGCCGATTACCTGTTCACCAATGCCGGGGGCGCGATTCTGAAGTGGATGATCGAAGGCGCTGTGCGTGTGATCGAGGCTGAATTCAGAATCGACCTGCCGGTATGTGTGCAGGAAGCCATCAAGGCATATCGCGGGGAAAACGACTGGCTGGGACATTTTCTGACGGATCGCTGCGATATCGGGAAAGAGCTAACCGAACAGTCGGGGGCGCTTTATACGGCATACCGTCAGTATTGCGCGGAGTGCGGCGAGTATACCCGTTCCACAACCGATTTCTACACGGCGCTGGAGAACGAGGGCTTTGTACGGCAGCGGACGCGCAAGGGCAGTGTGATTCGTGGGCTTATGCTGCGCACCGATGACTTTCTGGATTGACCTATAAATAGGTAGTGTGACGGTCGTTACACTCTCTGCGGGAAGTTCCATATAGGGAAAAAACATAAGGTGAAATTTACCTATAAGGAACTCTTGCGGGAGACTGTCACCGACCGTCACACATGTGGAGGCTGCTATGCGACATAAAGAACATTTTCTCTCGTATCTCAAGAGAAATTACCTGAACGATCACGGTTACCGTGGCACACTAACCCGGTCATTGATGGAAGACCCGTATATAAAATGCAATCTTTGCAATCATACCCGGACACTGAAACGCCTTAAGGCAATAGGCGCATCTGACGGATGCATCAAAGCCTATTTGGAATGCTGGGAGGAATACCAGAAATGCGAGAACGAGATATAGAAAAACGACTGGTCGATGCTGTCCAAAAGCGCCGTGGCCTGTGTCCCAAGTGGGTCAGCCCCGGACTTGACGGTGTGCCAGACCGCATCATCCTGATGCCCGGCGGGCACGTGGCCTTCGCGGAATTGAAAGCCCCCGGCAAAAAGCCCCGCCCGCTTCAACTGACGCGCAAGGCACAACTGGAACGGCGCGGCTTCCGAGTGTTCATCATCGACAATACAGAACAGATTGGAGGGGTGCTGGATGAAGTATCAGCCCCATGATTATCAGAAATACGCCACACAATTTATTATCAACCACCCGACGGCAGCTGTGTTCCTGCAAATGGGTCTCGGCAAAAGTGTGATTACCCTGACCGCCATTCAGGAGCTGGCGCTGGAGCGCTTCGAGATCAGCCGGGTGCTGGTGATCGCGCCCCTGCGTGTGGCACGGGACACATGGCCGGACGAGATTCAGAAGTGGGATCACCTGCACGGCTTGACTTATTCTGTCGCCGTAGGCACAGAAGCCGAGCGCCGAGCCGCCCTCCGGCAGAACACTCTGATCCACATTATCAACCGGGAAAACGTGCAGTGGCTGGTGGAACAGAGCGGACTGCCCTTCGATTACGACATGATCGTGGTAGACGAGCTGTCCTCATTCAAGAGCTATCAGGCAAAGCGCTTCCGGGCGCTGATGAAGGTGCGCCCCAAGGTGCAGCGGATTGTCGGCCTGACCGGCACACCCAGCAGCAACGGTCTGATGGACTTGTGGGCAGAGTTCCGGCTGCTGGATATGGGCAAGCGGCTGGGACGATTTATTACCAAGTACCGCGAGGTGTTCTTCCTCCCGGATCGTCGCAACGCACAGCAGGTGTTTTCGTGGAAGCCCCGCACCGGCGCGGAGGACGAGATTTACGGACTGATCGGCGACATCACGATCTCCATGAAAAGCGTGGACTTCCTGAAAATGCCGGAGTGCATTTCAAACCGTGTGCCTGTCCGGCTGTCCCGATCCGAGCGTGATACCTACGACGAACTGAAGCGTGAACTGGTCACCTCCCTACGCGGGGAACAGATCGACGCGGTCAACGCCGCGTCCCTGTCAAACAAGCTGTGCCAGATGGCGAACGGCGGCATCTATGATTCCGAGCACCGGGCGCTGTTCTTCCACGAACGGAAGCTGGATGCCTTGGAGGACATTATCGAAGCGGCGAATGGACAGCCTGTGCTGGTGGCCTACTGGTTCAAGCACGACCTCGCCCGGATTCGGGAGCGCTTCGCCGTTCGGGAGATCAGGACGAGCGCGGACATCGCCGACTGGAACGCCGGGAAGATTCCCGTGGCCTGCATCCACCCGGCTTCTGCCGGGCACGGGCTCAATTTGCAGGCCGGTGGCAGCACACTGGTGTGGTTCGGGCTGACATGGTCTTTGGAACTCTACCAGCAGACCAACGCCCGCCTGTGGCGGCAAGGCCAGCAGGCAGATACCGTTGTGATCCACCACATTGTGTGCGAGGGCACGATTGACGAACAGATCCTCTCCGCGTTGGAACGGAAGGACATGACACAGACGGCGCTGATGAATGCCGTGAAAGCACAACTGGAGGTGAAATAATATGACTGCAAAAGAATATCTTGGACAGGCGTATCGGCTGGATCAGCGGATCGACGCCAAGCTGGAACAGGTGGCCAACCTGCGGGCACTGGCTACCAAGGCCACCGCAACGATTACCGATATGCCCCGGAGCTCTTCGCCGAATCTCCAGCATATGGAAGGCACGATTGTGAAGATCGTTGATCTGGAACAAGAGATCAACGAGGATATCGACCGGCTGGTGGATTTGAAAAAGGAGATCACCAGCGCGATCAAAGCTGTGTCTGTGCCGGAATATCAGGTCGTGCTGGAACTGCGATACCTGTGCTATAAGCGCTGGGAAGAGATCGCGGTGTCCATGAACTACACCACGGCAAATGTGTTCCTGCTTCACGGGAAGGCGCTGCGGGAAATTCATGTGCCCGCGTGAACTCTATAGTGTTTTTGATAGATATAGAGTAAGCACCTGTGCTATACTGTAAACTGTCGAAACACAATCAAAAGAGCCACGCACGGGCACACAAGCACCGGCGTGGCTTTTCTATTGGAGGGCTTATGTCGAAAGAAGAATTCCTGCGGCATTTGAAAGCGTATCGGCGCTTGCTGCCCCGGCAGGTTATTCTGACCCTGCGCGGTCAGGCGCTTTCCGGGGACATAGACGGCGCAATTCGCGGGCTGGCACATGTTCTCAAAAATAAATCACGATGTGTGCCGCCATGCGGTTGACTTTCTGGGGCATGAGAGCGTTAATGTCGTCACGCTGAACGCGACAAAAAACGAGGAGGTAAACCCCATGAGAGTAGAAACCACCACTGCCAACCGCAAGGAAATGGCGCACGCGCTGGCCGAGCATCTCGGAACCGAGTGTCGGTATATGGGCGTTCCGACGCACGCTTACCGCGTAGGCAACCTGAACGTCGAGCGCGACGGCGCGATCACCGGCGAGCATCCTGACCTGCTGGAGGTTTCCGGCTGGCTGATGGAGCACGGCTACATTTCAGAGCCGATCCCGCCGATGGAACAGCCCGCCGAAAAGACGGCGACCGATTCCGAAGAGCCCGCCGAGGAGCCCGTAACGCACACCTGCCTTTCCCTTCAGCTTTCCGGATTCACGCCCCTTGGCCTGAAGAACCTGATTCGGATGCTGTACGCAAGGCAACGCCTGATTTGCGAGATGACACGGAGCACGGACATCGTCATAGAGCCGGAAGTCATCACCACCCTTCAGAGCGACGCCCTGACCGAACTGCCGATTCTGGAGCGCGTACTGCGCGAGAGCATCGACCACGGCTTCATCAAAGGCATCGATTTGGAAGACGGGCGCATCGGTTTGGTTTTCCCGCACGACGAAAACGACCCCACCAGCTGGCAGCACTACGCCAAGCTCCTGACGGCCATCGTCGATAAGGCCAAGGCCGCCACCCGCGTGAACACCAACCTCATCGAGCCGGAAGACGACGCGATGAAATACTTCTGCCGGGGCTTCCTCCTCCAGCTGGGACTGGGCGGCGCGGAATACAAGGAGCTGCGGAGTGTCCTTCTCGATCACCTGCATGGCTTCGCCGCCTTCCGCACGACCGAGAAGATGGACGCGCACAAGCAGAAATACGCGGAGCTGCGCAGGCAATTCCGCGAAGAGGCACAGGCTGATTCAGGAGCCGCCGAAACCGAACAGAGCGAGGAGGATGCCGAATGAGAACGATTCAGGAGCGTATGGCCGAAATCAAAGCAGCACAGGAAGCGGGAACCTATACCCGCTGCCCGCGCTGCGGTGAGAACACGATGAAGCTGGGCGACCGGCTGGCAACCAATGCGCTGAGCCGCAGCTACGACATTATGATCTGCGACCTTTGCGGCACAGACGAAGCGAAGATGGCCTTCATGGGAGCACCCAAGCCACTGGCACATTGGGCTTGCCTCCAGCCACAGCGCCAGAAGGATTTCAAAGCCCTGCCTGCCGAGCAGGCGATTCAGAAGCTCGAAGCGGACGCACAGCTTGAGTACCTGATGAAACTGTACAGGCTGTGGCTGCAGTACCCGGTCAATACGGATTGGGAAGCATGGCGCTTGGACGCCTACGAACACTGTCCGGGGCTGACCACCCTGTGGTATGAGCCCTTCGAGGCAAGGTACGATGTGGCAGACGGAGCCTTGGTGATCCGTTTCCGGGTCAAGGACAACGCGCCACAGTACGCCATCGACATACTGAAAAAGTAATAGGCAACCGCCGATTTGAAAGCCGTCCAGCCGGGCGGCTTTTCCTTTGCCCACACGGGCGCACGTTGCCGCCTGTCGCCGCGAGTATCCCGGTGGTCGGGTATTTGCCCGCCCCCGAGGCCTGCGGCGCGACACGGGGCAAACGTGGCGGCCTGTCGCGCAAGCCCCGAAGACGAGAAAAGCCGCCCTCGATTTGAGAGCGGCTTCCGGCGTCTTTGCCGGGCGCTTACATCCGGTGGTACATATTGCTGAAGAGCAGCCCACGGTCGTTGATGAAGGAGCCGACCGTAGCAATATAGCCGGAGGCGTCCAGTATCGCCATCTTCGATTGTATCAGGTTGCCAATCGCATTCAGGAGCTCGTCCCGATGCAGGTCGGAAGGCCGCAGTATGTACTGGCTTAAATAGTCGGTGATGAAAATGGCTGTGTCGCTGTACTCCTTCTCGGTAGGGTCTGTGGTCAGCCGGATGATTCCGTTGTGTGCTATCCCGCAGCCGCAGATCACGTCCAGCGCTTTCATGTCCTCGCGTTGATTTGAGAGCGGGAACGGGTGTGTCATTTCCGGGTTGACCCCGGCCTGTGTGCTGATGCGGAAGTGGTAGACCACGCTGTCCGCTGCAGTGAAGTGTTCTTCCCGGATGGCATTCAGGAAATCTCCAAGGTTCATGAAGCCCTTGTGAATGACTACCTTGCCGTCCCGGGCGTACATATAGCCCGCGCCGTGAGGGTTGCGGTAGAACATCCGCTTGATTTCGGAGAGGCTGGGTTGACGGGTTCCTTTGGGTGATGCGCAGATTACGCACATGGTTGTGTTCCTCCTTTGTGATTTCGGAGCGTGTGCCCCGGCGGCTTCCCGCGACCCCTTTCGGGGTTTCGGTCGGTAGCCAGCCGACCATCGTCAGGCGAGGAAGGTCATCTGTGCCAGCGGGTATTCCTGTTTCTCTTCCCAGTTGTGTTCTACCAGTTCAATCCGGCTGTAGATTTCAAAGCTGTCCGGCTCGGCGAAGCAGCGGAATGCCTCCCAAGCAGCTGCCGCTGTGGTGTGCTCCTGTTCCTCGATTTTGGAGCTGTCGTAGTGCGTGAAGCGAAGGATGAATGTGCTTTCAGACATGGTGATTTCCTTTCTGCGGTCTGTGCCGCGTCGATTTGGTAGCTGTGCTTTAGCGCTCCTGCTTGACGGTAATCTGGAAGACCGAACCGTCGGGGGTACGGATTACAAAGCCCTCGTCGTAGGTCAGGTAACCGCCGTCGCGGAAGGTTTCCGTGTGGCTGCCGTCCAGCAGTGTGTCTTCAATGGACTCGCCGTAGAGCAGAGCCCGCAGGCAATCGACGACCTCGGTTTCGGTGATGCGTTCTTCGTTTTCGTACATGGTGTGTCTCCTTCCGGGCTGTGCGCCCTGTTGATTTAGGAGCTGTGCTCCTGCGGGCTTCCCGCGACTGGCGGTGTGCCAGTTTCGCCCGGTAGCCATCCGGGTCTCGTCAGGCGGGTGTGCCCCGTTGCCGGGGCGGCAGGTTACGCCACCTGCCGCCAAGCGCTGTTCCCCGGCAGGAGCTTTATGAGTACTTCGCGGGCGGTTTTGTAGTCGTCCCCGATGAAGCCCAGCTTCAGGAGCCAGCATCGGAAGGCGTATTTCGGGTTATCGGTTACCGGGCGGGTCGGGCTGGCGGCCTTGCTGGTCAGCGCCTGTGCGCTGATGGCGAGGCAAAGCTGGATGTAGGCCAGTATCTTGTCCGGGTCGAGTGTGCCGTTGAAGGCGCGGAACTCTATGGTGTGCGCCGGGCGCTCCGTACTGAAGGCGGCGTGGAGGTTGAGCAGGTGGTAGCGGCTGGAGTCGTAGTGTGTCCGGGCGCACTCCCGCCAGTCGCGGCTGCTGCCGCCGCTGTACTTGTACCAAAGCTGTGCCATCTTCTCGAAGGAGTCCGGCTTGGCGCGGTTCAGCGCGGCGAGGAATTCCGGGGCTACCGGGGCGCACCAGCGTTCCCGGCGGTACGGGGCGATGCCCAGCGCCTGTGTCAGCAGGTCTTCCTTGGCGTTTACGATATTCACCAGCCGCCGCAGGCTCGCCGGGGTGTGTTCCCCGAGGCCGATATGTACGTGGATACCGCAGGAGCTGTCCGCTTTTGCGCCCGCCGCCCGGATGGCCTTGGCGACCGCGAGTACCATGGGCAGGTCGTCCCAGCGGCACACCGGGCTTACGACCTCCGCGCTGGGGTCGGTTACCGAACCGTCCCGTTCTACTACCCACTTACGCCCGTCCGGCATGGGTACGTGCCAGTCGCCGAGGTGTGCGCCAACGTAGCGGGCGGTCGTGCCGAAGTACCGGGCGATGGCCTTGGCGGTCGCTTCGCGCCCAATACCCGTGGTTTCGAGCTCTATACCGAAAGTCTGGTTACGCATGGGGTGTTCCTCCTTGCCCGGCGGCTTTTTCCCGCCCGCGGCTACCGGGTTTTCCCCCGGCGCGACCATTCATCACTCTGACCGCCGGAAAAAGCAAGTCCCAAAAAGCACAAGTTTTTCCGGGGGTTTTTGTCTAATGAGTATCCCCGTAGCCCCGCCCGGACGCCCCGCTTCTATATAAGCGCGCAATATGCGCGAGGCCGGTATTCCGGCACAAAAACCCGCGCCCCGGAAAAAAATATTTTTTTGCGCCGCGCCGCCGGGTAGCCGCGCCGGGGTAGCCGCCGGGGAACGCACACAGAGATCTGGTGCGGCGAGAACCCGTCACAAGCCGCCGGAAAACAGTGATCTTCGCCGGGGGTGCAGCCGCCGGGTAGCCACCCCGCCCGGGGTAGGCTGTGCCGCCGCGCCGCCCGCCGGGGTAGCCGCGCCCCGGTATACGCTCCGCCCCGGCACAGGTAGCCGCCCGCGCCGCCGGTAGCGCCCCGCACCCGGTAGCCACCCGGAAATACGCCGTGTTTGCCCCGGAAAGCGGCCTGTTTGCCCCTGTAGCCCGCCGCCCCGGTATTCGCCCACGCCCGGTAGCCGCGCCCAACGTGCGCCCCGTAGCCGCCGAGTTTGTGGTAGCCGCCCGCCGCGCCCGCGCCGCCCCGTCGTAGGTAGCCCCGCGCCCCGTAGCCGCGCCCGCCGCCGGGTAGCCTCCCGCCGTAGCACAGCCCGCCCCGCCAGCTGTGCCGCCGCGCCCCCGCCGGGGGTGTGCCGGGGGTAGGGGTATTCCAACCTCTGGGTGTGCCCGCTGGAGACCGCGGCCCCCTCTCGCGTGAAATTTCGCAAAATTCAAGCCTTTTTTCCGGGATCGGCGGTTGCGAAAAAACGCCGTTCTATATGGAAAAAACACAACCACGCCAAAAATCAAAAAAGCCCCGTGAAAGGGCTTGAAGTCACAATTTCAGGAAGGAGATTCTTATGGCGAAAATACAAACCGGCATGGACATCCGCACCATTCCCGTATCGCAGATGAAGCCTGCCAAATATAATCCGCGCAAAGACCTGAAACCGGGCGATCCGGCGTATGAGAAGATCAAGCGCAGCCTGACGGACTTCGGGTACGTTGACCCGATTATATGGAACGAGGCCACGGGCAATATCGTGGGTGGCCACCAGCGGTACAAGGTGCTGACCGCAGAAGGCGCGACCGAGCTTCAGTGCGTGGTCGTTCATATTGAAAACGAAGCGGACGAAAAAGCGCTGAACGTCGTGCTCAACAAAGCAACCGGCGAATGGGAGCCCGTGGCGCTGGCTGATCTGCTGCAGGGCTTGCAGACGAGCGGTTACGACATGGACAGCACCGGCTTCGATGCCGCCGAGATCGACGACCTGTTCAGTAAGGTCTTCGACAAAAACGTCAAGAACGATGATCCCGATATTGACCCTGATGCGCTGAACCCGTTTGTGCAGCCGGGCGACCTGTGGACGCTTGGCAGGCATCGATTGGTGTGCGGCGACGCGACCAGCGAGGATGACTTGAACCTGCTGATGGGCGACGTCAAGGCCAATCTGCTCCTGACCGACCCGCCGTATAACTGCGACTATGTAGGCAAAACCAAGGACGCGCTCAAAATCCAGAACGACAAAATGGAAGACGCGGCGTTCTATCAGTTTATATTGGACGCTTTCAACAACATCGTGCCCCATCTGGTGCAGGGTGCGTCGGCGTACATCTTCCACGCGGATACCGAGGGGCTGACGTTCCGGCAAGCCTTCAAAGAAGCTGGTTTCCATATCTCCGGCGTGTGCATCTGGGTCAAAAACACCATGGTGCTCGGCAGAAGCCCGTACCAATGGCAGCATGAACCTGTGCTTTATGGCTGGCTCCCCAATGGCAACCACAAGTGGTACGCGGATCGGAAACAGACCACGCTGTGGAACTTTGACCGACCCACCCAGAGCCGCCTGCACCCTACGATGAAGCCCATCCCGCTATTGGCCTATCCCATCAAAAACAGCTCCGCGCCCAATGCTGTGGTGCTCGATACCTTCGGCGGTTCCGGCTCTACGCTCATCGCCTGCGAAGAGACCGACCGCATCTGCTATACCACGGAGCTTGATCCTAAATACGCATCGGTCATTGTTGAGCGGTTCCGGCTGCATCAGGACGGAGATGCGTCACAGATCAAATGCCAGCGCGGCGGCAAAGAACTCACATACGAGGATGCTTTCAGGGAAGCGAATCCCGATAAATGACGCGGAGGTGAATGCGCAAGACGGAGGTGATGCCCCATGGCGAAGCGTGGACGGAAGCCCAAGCCTACCGCGCTGAAGAAGCTGGAAGGCAACCCCGGAAAGCGCCCGCTGAACGATCTGGAGCCGCTCCCCAAGGTGACCATGCTGCGCTGTCCCAACTGGCTGGAACCGGAAGCGAAAAAGGAATGGCGGCGACTGGCTCCCGTGCTGATCGGCGCGGGCATCCTGACCAGCGCGGACGCTGTTCCTTTCGCCGGATACTGTCAGGCATACGCCCGATGGAAAGAAGCGGAAGAACAGGTTTCCCGCTTGGGCATGGTCTACAAGGAAAAGGACACCGAGCGTGTCCGACCCAATCCCTACATCGCCATTGCCAGATCGGCCTTTGCGGAGGTGAAATCGCTGGCTGCCGAGTTTGGCCTGACCCCGGCAAACCGCACAGCAATCATCGCCAATGCGCTTACTGCCGAAAAGAGCAAGCGTGAGCTTGACCCTATGGAGCAGATCCTGACGTCCACCAGCTTGGATGATGTAATCGTTGTCGGAGAGGAGGAATCGGATGGCGAGGAAAACTGAAAAATACCAGTACAAGCCGACAAAATTCATGCTGCCGACTTCCCGCTACGATAAAGTCCGCGCCGACCGGGCGGTCATGTTCATCCAGTCCCTCAAACATACGAAGGGTATCTGGGCCGGGAAGCCGTTCTTCCTGTTTCCATGGCAGGAGCAGATCATCCGTGACCTGTTCGGCATCATCAAGGAGAATGGGTTCCGGCAGTTCAATACGGCTTACATCGAAATCGGAAAAAAGAACGGCAAGTCCGAGCTGGCTGCCGCCGTGGCGCTGTACCTGCTCTGCGCCGACAATGAAGAAGGCGCGGAAATCTACGGCTGTGCCAATGACCGGGCGCAGGCGTCCATCGTTTTCGATGTGGCGCGGGACATGGTACTGCAGTCGCCCCTGCTGATGGAGCGCATCAAGATCATCGAGAGCACAAAACGGCTGGTATACATGCCCACCCGAAGCATCTATCAGGCGCTGTCCTCGGATGTCGCCAGCAAATATGGCTATAACGTCCATGGCTGCATCTTTGACGAGCTGCTGGGTCAGCCCAACAGAAAGTTGTTTGATGTCATGACGAAGGGCTCCGGCGCTGCGCGAAAGCAACCGCTCAACTTCGTCATCACCACAGCCGGTACGGACAGAACCAGCATCTGCTATGAGCAGCACGCCAAGGCCGCCGATATACTGGCAGGCCGAAAGCACGACAGTACCTTTTACCCCGTGCTCTATTCCGCGCCGGATGATGCAGACTGGACAGACCCGAAGGTCTGGGCAATGGCCAATCCCTCCATGGGGCTTACGGTTGACCTTGAGTACTACCGGCAGCGATGCGAATCGGCAAAGGAAAACCCCGCCGAGGAGATCCAGTTCCGGCAGTTCCACCTGTGCCAATGGACGAATACGGCTGTGCGCTGGATGCCCATGAACAAGTGGGACGACTGCGAGGGCAGCTATACCATGGATGATCTGATCGGTCGTTCCTGCTATGGCGGTCTGGACTTGTCTTCCACCAGCGACCTCACGGCGCTGGTGCTGGTGTTCCCGCCGACTGCGGAGGACGCCTATTACCGCGTGCTTCCTTTTTTCTGGCTCCCTGAAGAAACCATCCCGCTGCGCGTCCGGCGCGACCATGTGCCATACGACGTGTGGCAGCGGCAAGGCATTATCCAGACTACTGAAGGCGACGTCGTGCATTACGGCTTTATCGAGCAATTCATCGTAAACCTCGGGAAGATGTTCAATATACGCGAGATTGCCGTGGACAGATGGAATGCCAGCATGATGGTGCAGGCGCTTCAGGACGACGGCTTCACCATTGTCCGCTTTGGGCAGGGCTTCCGCGATATGAGCAACCCGACCAAAGACCTGATGCGGCTGGTGCTGGACGGCTCCCTCAAGCATGACGGGCATCCGATCCTCCGCTGGTGCATGGATAACGTGTATGTGCGTACTGACCCCGCCGGGAACATTAAGCCGGATAAAGAGAAATCCACAGAGAAAATTGACGGTGTAGTTGCGCTGGTTATGGCTCTTGACCGGGCGCAATGCCACCTGAACGACGGCAGCGTCTACGATGATCGCGGCCTGATGACTCTTGACTGGTGAGGTGAAGCGAAATGCCCAAAGCAGCAAAACGCCCCTGTCGCTATCCGGGATGTCCGAATCTGTGCGACAAGGGCGTTTATTGTGAGAAACATATGCAGTATTCAACCGACCGTATGCGCGGCGGTGCGGTAGAGCGCGGGTACGACAGCCGTTGGCGTAAAGCCCGTGCTGCCTTTCTGCAGAGGAATCCGCTTTGCGCAGAATGCAGAAAAAACGGTGTACTGACCCCGGCAACGGTCGTGGATCACATCATCCCGCACCGGGGCGACCAGAAACTGTTCTGGGATGAAGATAACTGGCAGCCTCTGTGTAAGAGCTGCCATGATCGAAAGACCGGCTTCGGGTTTTAACGGAATTTGGCATTGCAAAGTTAGCATAATTGTGCTAAAATAAGGGCAACAATTATGAGAGGAGTGATTGCATGTCTCAGATTCGTCCTGTGTCTGACCTGCGCAACAACTTTGCAGATATATCCCGCACCGTTCATGAAACCAGAAGTCCTGTCATTCTTACGAAGAATGGGTATGGCGATATGGTGGTCATGTCCTATGAGGAGTATCAGAACATTCAGTATGAAATGGATGTGACTCGTGAGCTGCGTGCTGCGGAGCTGGAAGCCGAAACTACAACCGAGCGTTTTGCGCATGAAGACGTGATGGCTGGTATTCGCGCAAAGCTGAAAGACGTGCAGCATGTATAAAGTAGTATACCTTCCGACAGCCCGTAAACAGTTGGAAGATGCGGTCATGTATATCGCTGTTGATCTTTGCGCTCCGGATGCCGCCATGAATTTGGCTGACGAAGTGGACGAGGCTGTCCAGAAGCTCAAGGAAATGCCGTACCGCTTCCCGCTTTACCATACCTTGTATGCCATGAAGCATGAAATCCGGTTTTTCCCGGTAAAGAACTACAATGTCTATTATGTGGTCGATGAGGAAACAAAGACCGTAGAAATCTGGCGAATCCTGCATCAGCTGCAGAAACAGGAACGCCGCTAACAGAATCTCGACTTTTTCGAGCGTCTCAGAAATGAGGCGCTATTTTTATGCCCATTTGGAGGAGGTATCGATATGAAAAATCCTTTATCCGGCCTGTTTCGGGCGCGTGACAAGCCCCGCGACGCAGTTTCTCCCGCCGAGGTTTTCTATTTTGGCTCGTCCGTTTCCGGCAAAACGGTCAACCCGCGCAACGCCGTGCAGGTCAGTACGGTATACGCCTGTGTGCGCGTGATCGCGGAAACCATCGCGTCCCTGCCGGTCTCCGTGTACGAGGACACCGGCTCCGGCAGCCGAAAAGCCACAGAGCACCCGCTCCACCGACTTCTCCATGATGAACCGAACGCCGAAATGACCAGCTTCGTCTGGCGGGAAACCATGCTCTCACACCTTTTGTTGTGGGGCAACAGCTACAGCCAGATCGTCCGCAGCGGCAAGACCAACATCCTCAGCCTGTACCCGCTCCTGCCGGATCGCATGGAGGTTGACAGGGACAGCAAGGGCAATCTGACCTACACCTACACCACCACGGAAGGCAATCAGGTCAGCTTGAAACCCTCGGATGTGCTGCACATTCCCGGCCTTGGTTTTGACGGCGTTGTTGGCTACAGTCCCATCGCGCTGGAGAAAAACGCCATCGGCCTTGGGATCGCGGCGGAAGAATACGGTTCGACCTTCTTCAAGAACGGCGCACGCCCCAGCGGCATCCTGACACACCCCAATTCGGTGAAAGACCCCAAACGTCTGCGGGAAAGCTGGAACGCGGCCTATGGCGGCTCCACCAACGGGAACAAGGTCGCCATTCTGGAAGAAGGCATGACGTTCGCGCCCATCAGCATTCCGAACAACGAGGCACAGTTCCTCGAAACGCGGAAGTTTCAGGTGGAAGAAATCTGCCGTATCTACCGTGTGCCGCCGCACCTGATCGGCGATCTGAGCCGCAGTACCTTCTCCAACATCGAGCATCAGTCCATCGACTTTGCTACACATACCATACGTCCATGGCTCGTTCGTATCGAGCAGGCCATGAACCGCGCCCTGTTCTCCGAAAGTGAGAAGGGGCGCTTTTATGTGCAGTTCAACATTGATGGCCTGATGCGCGGCGACTACAAAAGCCGCATGGAAGGCTACGCCATCGCCCGACAGAACGGCTGGATGAGCGCCAACGATATCCGGGCTCTGGAGAATATGAACCCGATCCCGGACGAAGAAGGCGGCAATACCTACCTGTGCAATGGCAACCTCGTGCCGGTTGGACTGGCCGGTATCACCATGCTGGCTTCTGCCGTATCCACGATGGACGAGGAGCCTGAAGAAGAAAAGCCGCCTGAAGAACCGCAGCCGGAACCCCAGAAATCCAATAAACGATCAAGGAGGAATGCCCATTGAGAGAATTGAGTCTGAACGGCTACATCGACGATGAGAACTGGTTCGGAGATGAAATCACCCCGGAATCCCTGCACGACCTGCTGTACGGCACGGAGGATACGCTCCCCGAGGATGTGCATATTCGCTTGAACAGCTATGGCGGCTCCTGCAATGCCGCTGTCCGTATGTTCGACGATATTCGCTCCTATCCCGGAAACGTGATGATCACCATCTCCGGCACAGCAGCGTCTGCTGCAACGGTGGTCGCTATGGCCGCCGACCGGCTGGAAATGACGCCCGGCTCTCTGTTCATGATCCACGATCCCAGCACTGTGGCCTATGGCAACGAGCGGGATATGGATGAAGCGAAGGCCGTGCTTCACGCCTGCAAGGAAAGCATCCTCAACATGTATGGCACCCGCATCAGGGTTTCCCGCGAGGACGCCGCCGACATGATGAGCGCGACCTCTTGGATGGATGCCAATGAAGCCTTTGATAAGGGCTTCGTGGACGGCATCACCGAAACGCCCGACAAATTGCCCACGGACAGCGTGGAGCACAAAGTCACCTTGGACACCGCAAAGGCCGGTGTGCAGGCTTGGTTCGACAGAAAGACCAAGCCTTTTTCTTTGCAGCGAAAGCCCGACGGACTGCGCAATTCTGCGCAGTCGGACGCCCCGAAAACGCAGGAGCAGCCCGTTCCTGACAACCGTGTTCCCATTCTCCAGACGGACACCCGTTTGGAACATCTTCGATATTAAGAGGAGGAAATCATTATGAATCAGATTCTTGCCATGCGCGAAAAGCGCGCTTCCCTGTGGGACGCAGCTAAAAAGTACCGCGATGCCCACATTGCGAACGACGGCACGATGACCGCCGAAGACGCTGCGGTTTACGACCGTATGGTCGATGATGTTGACCGCATGAAGAAGGAAATCGACAGGCTGGAGCGTCAGGAAGCCATCGAGCATGAGATGAACCAACCCACCAGCACGCCCATCCTCAACCGTCCCGGCGCTGACGACCGCGAGGACGAGAAGAAAGGCCGTGCCGCAGACAGCTACAAGAAGGCATTCTGGAAGGCGCTCCGTGCCAAGTCCGTCCCTCACGAGGTATACGACGCGCTGCAGATCGGCACCGACAGCGAGGGCGGCTACCTTGTGCCTGACGAGTTCGACCGTCACCTGATTGACGCGCTGAACGAGGAGAACATTTTCCGCAAGCTGGCACACGTGATTCAGACCGCTTCCGGCGACCGCAAGATTCCCGTGGTCGCGTCTCACGGTACGGCAAGCTGGATCGACGAGGAAGCCGCTTACCCTGAAAGCGATGATGCCTTCGGTCAGGTGTCCATCGGGGCATTCAAGCTGGCGACCATGATCAAGATCAGCGAGGAGCTGCTGAATGATTCCGTGTTCGACATGCCCTCTTACATCGCTAAGGAGTTCGCCCGCCGCATTGGCGCTGCTGAAGAGGAAGCCTTCTTCACCGGCAATGGCACCGGCAAACCGCTGGGCATTCTGGCAGCGACCGGCGGCGCACAGACCGGCGTGATCACGGCTTCCGCTACCGCGATCTCTCTTGACGAAATCATCGACCTGTTCTACTCTCTGCGCTCGCCCTATCGCAAGAAGGCTGTGTTCGTTGTGAACGACGCCACGATAAAGAGCCTGCGTAAGATCAAGAACGGACAGGGCGAGTATCTGTGGCAGGCCAGCCTGACCGCAGGCACACCCGACACGCTGCTGGGTCGCCCCGTGTACACCTCCAGCTTCATGCCCACCATTGAGGCAGGCGCGAAGACCGTCGCTTTCGGCGACTTCGGTTATTACTGGGTCGCAGACCGTGAAGGCCGTTCCTTCAAGCGCCTGAACGAACTGTACGCCGCCACGGGTCAGGTGGGCTTCCTCGCTTCCGAGCGCGTGGACGGCAAGCTCATCCTACCCGAAGCCGTGAAGGTTCTCGCGCAGAAGTCGTAAGGAGGGCTGAACAATGAGCACCTATAACACCCGAAACTACATGGCACACGGCGGGAACGAGCTGGTCATCGGCGGCAAGCTGACCATACTGGACGGCGCGACCGTGACTGGCCTTGCAGACGCGGAGCAGCTCGTGCCCGCGACTGAGGAAACACTCGGCTGCGTGAAGGCCGCTGCCAAGGCCGAAACCGACACGGTGCCTGCGAAGATCGGCGCGGACGGCAAGCTGTATGTGCCGACCTACCCGGAAGGCGTCACTCCCGCAGCCAATCAGGCTGACAGCACGGCGACCACGGTGGCCGCGCTGAAGGATGACCTCAATGCCTTGCTGGCCAAGCTGAAAACCGCCGGTCTGATGGAAGCGGATACCACGGACGGTGACTGAGGATGATTCTGACCGTTGCCGAAGTGAAAACCCATCTGCGCATCGAGGATGACGAAGAGGATAATTACATCCTCACTCTCATCCAGCAGGCGCAGGCCACGGCAGAAAACTACTGCCGTGTGCAGTTTGATGAAACTGTGGAAGAGCCCGTTCGGCTGGCGGTATTGCTTATGGTGTCGTACCTCTATGAGAACAGGGATACGCCTGATCGCACGATCTACGGCACCATGCGCATTGCTTTTGAGAACCTGCTCTATCCATACCGCGATCCCGACAAAATGTTCTGACGGAGGTGATGTTCCTTGCGTGGTTATAAATCGTTCGATGGCACCCCGCATCCCGGCGATCTTCGTCACCGTGTGCAGATCGGGTACACAGAGAACGTAATCAACGCCAACGGTTATCCCGAACCGACGGATGTGGTGGTTTGCAGCGTCTGGGCATCGGCTATTGACGCGGGTAACCAGCACTACAGGAGCGCCGACGTCATGAACACAGAGCAGGTGGTCAACTTCACCATCCGCTACCGCCCGGACGTAAAGCCCGGCATGTGGGTGCTGTTCCAAGGCGAGAAATGGAACATTTCCACCTTAGGCGAGTATTCCTTCCGCAAGAAATACCTCGGTCTCAAGGCCAGCATTGCGAAGGGAGTGAGCGGATGAAACAAGTACAAGACGCTCTGCGGGATATCGGGATTCCCGTGCTCGCGGGCGTGTGGCGGGCAACCTCTGCGCAGCAAAACCCGCCAGCGCAGTACTGCGTTTATTCCACCACGACCACTGAAGCCGCCCACGAGGACGACCAGCCGTCTCTGTTCCGCACCTATGTTTACCTGAACCTCTGGTCAGAGATTGACCCGACCGAGATGCGGGTAAAAATCCGAAACGCTATGTATGCTGCCGGTTTTGGCATGGTGGAAGAATCCGACAAGGGCTATAACCAGCCTGCGTATGATACCGCCACACAGTCCTATACCATCCAGTGGACATGGTGCTTGCCGGAGGTGGTTTCCCATGTCTCTTGACACACAGGGCTTCGCTGAACTCGCCGGGCAGATCGAGCGAATGGCAAATCGTCTGAACACGGATGAAGAAGGCGCTCCCACTGCCAAGCGCATCCTGCAGGCCGCTGCCGAGCCCATCCACCAGCAGATGAAAGCCAATGCCAGCTCCGACCCGAAAATCATCACGGGTGCGCTGCATGGCGCGATCAACATCGGCAAGGTGAAAAAACGCAAGAGCGGCGGTCAGCACATTACCATCGGCGTACATCGTAAAGACTGGAGCAATCCCGACTATGTACCCGCTTATGTCGAATATGGGCACGGCGGCCCCGGCCCCGCGCCCGCGCATCCCTATATCCGACCCGCGTATGACACCCGACAGGATGAAGCCTACGGGATCATCCGGGACGGACTACTCAACGAAATTTTGAAATAGGAGGTAAAAACTTATGCCTGATCCTACTCCGACTCCCGTAGCTTCCCCGACTGTTTCCTCGACCATCGGTTTGAAAAACGTGGTCATTGCACCGCTGACAGCCGATACCGAAACCGCGCACACCTACGGTTCCCTTCAGCTGGTAGCAGGCGCGATTGAAGCAACCGTTACCCCGAACAACACCGACCCGGACGTTCAGTATGCGGACGACAATGAGTTTGATGTTCTGTACCCTGATCCCGAACTGGCTTTCAAGCTAAAGCTGGCTGACATTCCGCTGGCTATTCAGGAAATGATCTTCGGTAACCAGATCGACGACAACGGTGTGCTCATTCGTTCCGCACCTGACAAGCCGCCTTACTTCGCCTGCGGCTTCAAGTCCGAGAAGTCGAACCACAAATTCCGCTATGTGTGGCTGTATAAGTGCCGTGCCAAGCCTGTCACGGAAACTTACTCCACCAAGGAAGGCGACAAGGTTACCCGTCAGACCGGCGAAGTGGAATTCACCGCCATCAAGCGTACCCATGACGGTCGCTATCAGGCTGTCGCGGACGAGGGTGAAAATTCCTTCGATGCAACGGCTGCGGCTTCGTTCCTGACCTCCGTGTACGAACCGGAGTTCACGCCGCCTGACGATAACGACTAACCTTGACCCCGCAGCGCTCGTGGAATGCTCCACGGGCGCTGCAGTTTTTGGAGGTAACCCATGGCACTTGAAGCTATAAAACGCAACGGTCACAACCTTGATCTGGGACACTTTGAGACCGTCGGCGAGTATAACATCCCCAAGCTGCACCCTGAGCACATGGACGAGCGCATTGACTGGATTCGCTTCAATCACGCTCTGCAAGAGCAGTCTCGCCGCAATCTTGGTGTGCATTTCTTCCTTGACGATTACCTGTTCCAGCGTATATGGAACGATCCCACCCGATACGCGCTGTTTCTGCGTGACTTCAAAGCCGCTCTGACCCCGGACTTTTCCATGTTCACCGACTATCCCAAGGCCGTGAATGTCTATAACCACTGGCGCAAGCACCTGCTGGGAGCTTACTGGCAACGCTTCGGCTGCAAGGTCATTCCGTCTATCGGCTGGATCGACCGGGACAGCTATTCGTGGTGCTTTTCCGGCGAGCCGGAAGGCGGCACAGTGGCCGTGTCCTCCGTGGGCGTGATGAAAAACCGGGACGCGAGAAAGCTGTTTGTGGACGGCTATCGAGAGATGATGACCCGACTGCAGCCGGACAAGATCATCTTTTTCGGCAACGTCCCCGACGAGTGTACCGGGAACATCGAGCATCACGCGCCGTTCCATGAAGTTTTCACAAAAGAGCTTGCTTTCACGTTCAGAGAGAGGTAATGTCGTGTGGGCAGCAGAGGTGGACGGTCGCACGCCGGTGGCGGCGGTAACGCAAGCAATCCATCGCTCCCGGAATCCTTACAGAACTTTGAATCCAAAGCACTCGCCGACTATCGCGCCATCCGTCAGAGCACAGGCTTGACCGCGCAGCAGATCAATTACATTCACGGTCAGCTTCAGCGCGTCATCGATGATAACGACCTCGCCATGGCCGTGAAGAACAGCCTGATCGAACTGATCCTGCATTCGCATTTCAAGAACCAGATGGAAACCGGCACATCGCAAGGAGCGAACGCGCCGGGCAGACGCGCCCAGCTTTCGGCTGAGTATTTCGGGCATGGCAATACCGACCCGTGGGCAAAGCCGGAATTCTTCGAGAAGTATGGCTACCTCGCCCCGCGAGACAAGGCTGCTGCCGACCGGAATATTCCGTGGTACGGCGACGCGCTGGTACGCTTCAAACGGGAGCGCGTGATCGACAGAACGACATTCAAAACAGCAGATACACTCAACACATGGTACGGTAACAACTCTGCCCGCGCCGCGATGGTCAATAATCCGACCATCACGGGAATCAGCAATATCAGCAGGCAGACCTATGACCGAATCAGAAATGCCGAAAGCCTGATCCACGACCCCAGCGATTGGGTTGACGCGGTCAATAACGGCGAGTATTTTGAGCTTCAGTACCATGGCCACCTGACGATGGACGACGTGGCGAGCATCACGTTCCACGGCAGCTTACCAAGCCAGAGCGTGCTGGATGAGCTCAAGCGCAGGGGCATCAAGATATACAAACTAAACGGAGGTCGAGTCAATGAGTTATAAGAAAATCATCGCGTCCGAACACGGGGACGGCACGATCTTTGAACTGGATTGCGGACTGTACGCCCTGTGCAAGCACAGCCGTTCTGCGGATCGGGCGTGGTATGCCTGCCACGCGGGCGTATTCATGGGCGCGTACTCCGAGTTTATCCCCGCCGACCAGTTTCCTGACGGAATATGCAACGAGGATATTGCCGTTCTGGAAACGGTCGAAAAGCTGGAAGCGGTCAACGGTATGTCGCGGGATAAGCGCCGCGCCCTTGAGCAGCTTCAGGAAAATATCAAAAACCGGCCTGACTATCTTGTCTGGCGCGAGGAGGGATTGAAATGATTACCTGTACCCTTGGAACTCAGAAATATACGGTTGACTTTATTAGCGGCAGAGCTCTTCGGGAAATGGAGCCTGCCGCTAAAATGTATTCTCGGATCGTGACGATCTCCAATGCTGCCGTGAAGGGCGAAACCATCCCTGAAGGCGAACAGGTGGAAATTGCCGAAGCTATGGACACCATGATCCGCTGGTTCTGCATTCTTTTCGGCAACCAGTTCACGCCCGATGATGTGCTGGACGGCTATCCCGTGGACAGACTGATGCACGACATTGCGCTGGCGCTCATGGCAGTACAAACCCAGACCACGGAGATTCTTTCCGAGTTCCCTACGAAGGCAGCGGAGACGCAGGAGGAAACGAAGGCGATTCCTCTGGACAACCCGTCGTAACGCTGCCGGATTTCATTTATTCCACATACAATTCGCTGCTGGAAGGCGGCTGGCGCATGGCCGAGATAGATCAAACCGATCTGCTCGGCTTTTTGCGTATTCGGGCGTGGAATGCCCGGAAGCAGAAGAAACAAGCCGAACCCAAGCCCAGCTATATCGATACAGTCTGGCCGGGCGTCAAGCCATAACCCGAAAGGAGGTGTAAAAATGGCTGAATCCCTCCGCGACCTTGTTGTGTCGCTGTCCCTGAATACCGAAAACTTCACCCGAAACATCAAGTCGGTCAATAAGCAGATACAAGAAGCGGAATCCTATTTCAAGCTGGCTGCAGCCGGTGTGGAGGGCTTTGAAAACACCACCGAAGGGCTGACGGCAAAGCTGTCCACTCTGGAACGCAGGCTGCAGCTGCAAAAGGATGTGGTGACACAGTACGAGCGTGCGCTGGAACAGGCCACCTCCAAACTGACCGAATGTTATAACCGTCAGACCGATTACGCCCAGCGACTGGACGATGCCCGTCAGAGGCAGTCCGCGCTGGGCGATACCGTCAGTCAGGCGACTGCATTGTATGAGCGGTACAAGAATGAGCTTGGCGAAACCGACTCCGCGACCATTATGGCAAAAGCCAACATGGAAGCAGCGCAGGAGGAATATCGGGCGGCGACCGAAGAGGTCAACACCCTTGCCGGGCAGCAGGATGCGCTGCGCAGAGCGACACAGAATGCCGCTGATGCCGTATCTACCCAACAGACCCAGCTCAACCGCGCACAGGCCGCCGTGCGGGAAACCGAGACAGCTATTCGTGGCTGTAATGACGCACTGCGGCTTTCCCAGACCAACTGGCAGGCAGCCGGAGAAAGAATGCGTGCTGCCGATACGGCGGTCACCTCCCTTGGCAAGCAGATGCAGTTGGCACAGAGCCGGTTCCGTCTGGCAGCGGCTGGCATCAAGGATGTGGACAACAATGCCGGTGCTCTTTCTGCCAAGCTGGTCATGTTGCGGGAGAAATTTGATCTGCAGAGTCAGGCGGTTTCGCAGTACGAAGACAAACTGGCTGCCGCAAAAGAACAGTTGGAAGCCGCGCAGCAAGCAAACGATCCCGATAAAATCCGGGAAGCGACTGACGCGGTAACGGATGCCGAAACCGCGCTCAACAATGCCCGCGCCGCGCTCCGGGAAACAGAAGCGGCGATCCGCGAGACCAGTCAACAGCTCCGTACTGCCGAATCGCTCTGGACGGCAGCTGGCAAATCCCTGACGAGCTTTTCCAAGAGCTGTGATTCCATCTCCAAGACCACGGGCGCTATCGGACGTGTGCTTTCCACCTATGTGACCGCCCCGGTTACGGCGCTGGGCGCAGCGGCGATGAAGTCCAGCATAGAGTTTGAATCGGCCTTTACAGGCGTCCGCAAAACGGTGGACGCTTCCGAGGAGGAGTTTGCCAGACTGGAATCGTCCGTCAAGCAGATGTCCACGGAGATAGCCGCCAGCACGACCGACATCTTCGAAGTTATGGCGGTTGCCGGTCAGCTGGGTATTCAGACAGACGCGCTGGAAGACTTCACCCGCGTTATGATCGACCTCGGCAACAGTACCGATATTGTGGCACAGGACGCCGGTTCCACGCTGGCCAAGTTCGCCAACATTATGGGTATGGATCAGCGTCTGTTCGAGAACCTCGGCTCCACGCTGGTCGATCTGGGTAACAACTACGCCACAACCGAATCTGCGATTATGGAAATGTCCCTGCGTCTGGCCGGTGCCGGAAAGCAGGTCGGCCTTTCGGAAGCACAGATTCTGGGCTTTGCCACGGCACTTTCCTCCGTAGGTATCGAAGCACAGATGGGCGGTTCTTCGCTGTCCAAAGCGCTGATCAAAATGGAGGTTGCCGCAGCGACCGGCGGTGATGCGCTCACTGACTTCTCCACGGTGTGCGGACTAACGGAAGATCAGTTCCGGCAGATGTGGGCAAGCGATCCCGCCGCTGTGTTCCAGAAATTCATCGAGGGGCTTGCCCGGATGGATGACGAAGGCATTTCCGCGATTGCCGTATTGGATGAGATCGGCATTGCTGAAATCCGACTGCGTGATACCATGCTCCGTGCCGTCAACGCAACGGAGCTTTTTTCCAATACGCAGGCAACCGCGAATAAAGCGTGGCAGGAAAACACAGCGCTGGCGACCGAAGCTGGAAAGCGTTATGCCACCACGGAAAGCAAGCTCATCAACCTGAAAAACAAGGCCATGCTCTTTGCCCAGCAGATCGGCGACGACCTGAACCCCACGATCCGCAGCCTGATTGACGGCGCGGATGAACTGATCGAAAAGTTCATGGCAATGGATGAAGCCGAGCGGATGCAGATCATCCGAACGGTAGCGTTTGTCGCTGCCATCGGCCCGGCCTTCCTTGCCATCTCCAAACTGACCAAGGGGCTGTCTGCCATAACCGGCGGCATTGGCAAGTTTGCCACGGCGGTCGGAAAAGCTGGCGGCGGCTTCAGCGGTTTCATCAGCGTACTGGCAAAATCGCCTGCCGTGTGGTTTGCCGTCGCTGCCGCCGTGATCGCTGGCACGGTCGCCCTTCTCGATTATGTGACCGGCGCGAAAATGGCTCGTGAGGCGCTGGAGGGCATGAAGAAAACCGCCGAGGACTGGAAGGAAACGGCTGCGGACACCTTCTATAATCAGAGTGGTGCCGGGCTGTCCTTCTTCGGCATGAGCGAGGATGACTTCAAAGCCGAAAGCGATAAGGTCGCTATGAGCGGCAGAGAATGGCTTTCCGGGTTGATCGAGGTATGGACGGACGGCAAGAAGGAAACCAACGCCATCGTAAACGACTGGACGGAATCCTTCAAAGCCGGAAGCGAAGCTATCCGCACAACCCTGACGGAGCTCAAGGCTGATGCCGACGAACATGGCTATACCGGCCTGTCCTCAGAGATGCAGGCAGACCTTGACGCGCTGGACAGTATAGACAAGGAAATTGCCCAGCTGCTCAAAAAGCGCCAGTCAAAGCTGTTCACCGAGGATGACAAAATCCGTCTGCAGGAGCTGATCGACGCCCGTGAGGCCATTCAGATCAAGTACAATCTTGTGCTCGCCACAGGAGATACCGAAGGCTTCGAGACCATCCGCAAGAAGCTCGAAGCGGAAGTCGCTCGTGCGCAGGCACGCGGACAGAGTGACGCGGACATTACCGTGTATGAGAATGCCGTTGTGGCAGCGGCGCAGGGACTGGCGACTGTCAATTCCCAGATCGATGCCAACTACGACAAGGAATATGCCCTCATTCAGCTGATCTCCGACAGCGCCGAGCGTGAAACGGCGCTGGCCAATCTGAACCAGCGGTATAACGCCGAGCGCAGGCAGGCCGCTTTGGAATATGCCGAGCTGCTTGCGGATATCGCTCTGCCGGTGTTCCAGCAGGAGAATATCCAGCAGGCCGCTTCGGATATCGACCTTCTGACACAGAAGCTGCGCGAATACAGCGCCGCAGGTGAAACCGAAAAGCCGCAGATACTGGAAGACCTGAATCAGCTGACCACCGGGATGGATGAAAGCAGTCTGGTGGAGTACATCGGGCTGCTGACACAGATCCAGAGCCTTTTGGACAGCGGTCTGACGGAAGAAGAGATACAATCGAAGTTCCCGGAGATCGACTTCTCCACGGCGCTTGACCAGATCGCGGCCATCCAGTCTTTCCTGAAAGGCCGTGAATCCCTGCTGCCGGGGCTTTCTTCCATGTTCGGCGAAGCACTCCCGGATGAAATGGTCACCATGACCACTGATCTGGATATGACCGGGGCGCAGGCTCGTTGGGACGAGTTCGCCGCCAATCCCGGTGTAATCACCACGGATGCTATCATCGCCAGCTACGCGGACGCGGAAGGCGTGGTCAAGCCGGAGGTGGTCGTGGATGCGTTCATCTCCAGCTACACTGAAATCCCCGAAGGTGCTGACACGAGCCAGCTTACCCCGGAGGGCTTGATTGCCTATGTGGGAAAATACGCGGAGGTGACAACCGGCGCGGATGTATCCGGCCTGACCCCTGAAATCGCCACCGCCTTTGTGGCTGGGTATCAGGAACTGGCGACCGGCGCGGATGTGTCCCAGCTGAAGCCCGGCGAGATCGTCGCGTATGTATCCTCTTACGCCGAAAAAGAAGGCGTGGACATCTCGGCGCTGAACCCTGATGCCATCACGGCTTTTGTCATGGCGTATGAAGAAGTCACAGGTGGAGCGCTTACCACGGCGCTGACCCCGACGGATATTGCCGCGATTGTCACGGAATACCTCGTCAGCAGCAATGTGGACATGAGCAAGATCACGGACGCACAGGTGGATGCCGTGGTTAGCACCTATGCCGAAGCGACCGACTGTGACAAGAGCGCACTCAAAGCCGAGGTTCAGGCACAGATCACCGCTTATGTGGACGCGGAAAACGTCCAGAAGCCGAGTTTCATCAAGGCGCAGGTCAGCATAACCGGCTACGACCTGACTGCCTACAAACAGTTCATTGCCGCAAACCCGGTCACGGTAAGCGGCATTGTCCGTTTGGGCGAGGTGTATACCGATCCAACCGAAGCGCTGAACGCCGAGAACGTGACCTTCTGGCAGGATGGCGTGGAGATTCCCGCCACCATGGTTCCCACTGAAATACTGACGCCGGACAAGGTCGCTGTTCTGGATGAGGACGGCACGATGCACATCCTGCTCAGCACCGAGCTTACAGGAGACAAGGAGGTCATTGAAGACCTGCGCACTGATATCGCGGAGGTGGACAGCCTTGCCCTGACGGAGCTCGGCAAGGCTGCAGGTCTGTTGCCCGTTACCATCATGGGGCGTGTGCAGTCTGCAGTGGATCGTCTGAAATCCTACGAGAAGACCAAAGACTACAACTGGATCGAAAAGTTCTGGGCTACCATTTGCGGCGAGTCCACCGATAAGGGTGTGCTGAACCAATCCATGCTGCTGGACTTCGATCCGACCACGCTGGCAACCATCTCCACCTATGTGTCCGAGGTCGTTACCGCCATTCAGAACGGGGACGAAATCGCACAGGAGGACTACGACAATCTGCAGAAGATCGTCGAGTTCCTGAACGGACTGGAGCTTGCCGGTGTCGGTGAAAATGTGACCGCTGGTATTGGAGAGGCTATGGCGGCGGCTGGCTGGGAAACCGATGCCGAGAGCGTTGCCACCAATCTGGAGAACGCGCTGAAGGCCGCGCTGGTTATCCAGTCGCCTTCCCAGCGAATGCATCCCGTTGGCGAGAATGTCGCCGCCGGTGTCGGTGAAGGCGCTGCCGGTTATGACTTCTCTGCGGACGGCTCGACTATCGCCACAGCGATTGAAACCGCGATCACAGCAGCGATCACGGCGAACCCACTCAGCGCCGCTGGCACAGCTGCTATGACCGGGCTGGCTTCGGGCATGACGGAATATGGCTGGTCTGCTACGGCGGGAACCGTCAGCTCCGGCATCCGAACCGCCGCAAGCACAGCCATTTCCGCAGCAACACTCCGCTCCGTTGGTGTAAACGCTATGAGCGGACTGGCCGCCGGTATCCGTGCCGGTCAGTCGGGCGTGGTATCCGCGATGCGCTCTGCCGCGCAGTCGGCGGTGACCGCTGCGAAAAACGCTCTCAAGATCAAGTCGCCATCCCGCGTGTTCCGGGATGAAATCGGCGTTATGACCATGAAGGGCTTCGGACAAGGTGTGCTTGCTGAAAGCAAGGCACAGGCGAAGGTCATCCGCAATGCCGCCCGCTACCTGACCGACGAAGCCAAGGAAGGCGCAATCATTGGCGGCAACACGACCAATAACCGCACCTATGACCAGAGCAGCAGCATCACCCTGACGGGGAATACCTTCTCCATCCGGGACGAGCAGGATATCTACGCGCTGGCCGCCGAAATCGCCACGCTGACTAAGCGTCAGCAACGAGGTAAAGGTTTGCGGATGGCGTAGAAATGAGAGCGGTTTTGTGCTATAATTCTGTTTGTCGGGCAAGGTGGCTTTTGCCTGACAAACAGGAATTTAAGGAGAAAATGACTCATGAATATAGAGAGGATTGAAAAAAACAGTGTGATCTGTGCAGTTGTCCGCAGTGAAGAGATTGTGATTACGAATTCACAGTCTGCCCTTGACCTTCTGATGACAGCGAAGTATGAAGCAGGGACAAAGAACATCATAATCGACAAGAAATTAATCAAAGAAGATTTCTTTATCCTCAGTTCAGGGATGGCGGGTGAGATTCTGCAAAAGTATATCAACTATGGTGGGAGGATAGCTATCTACGGCGATTACTCTCAGTACACCAGCAAGCCTTTGCACGACTTCATCTATGAGAGCAATAATGGGCATGATGTGTTCTTTGTAGAAACAGAGGATGAAGCAGTAGAATGTCTATGTCGGTAAATTTCAGTTTGTCGCGCAGGCGTCACTCAAACGAGTGGCGCTTTTTTGTACCCTCAAAACTCAACTTGACTTTCTTCCCGGTCAGAGCGTTAATGTCCACACCCTGCAGAGAAGGAGGTTGGCACTATGTTTCCCATGCAAATCAGGCTGGAGGTTTTGAAGCGGCTGCGGGAAGAATACCCCGTGGGCTGTACGGTGGAGCTCATCGAAATGTGCGACCCGTACCGGGACATGCCTGCTGGGATGACCGGCAAAGTAACCCTTGTGGACGATGCCGGAGGCATCCATGTTGACTGGAGCAACGGCTCCACACTGGCCGCGATACACGGCATTGACCGAATACGCAGAATCGACTAATACACGGCACATCAAACGTCGCTCGGAAACGGGCGGCGTTTTCTTGTGCCATTTTTGGAGGTTACCATGAACGACTGGTTTGATTGGAACGGCACCCGATGTACCACAAAGGGAATCCATGTGCTGGAACAGCCTACCTATACGCTACCTGCGGAGCGCTCTGCCTTTACCGCCGTGCCCGGCAGGAGCGGTTCACTCACTACGTTGGAAGGCGACGAGGTGTACGACGATATCGTGCTGACGGCTACCTGCATAATTGACGGCGAAAGCAGAATCCCGACTCTGTCCGCGTGGCTGAAGGGCGGCGGGAATGTCACCTTTGCCAATCGCCCCGGTGGCTTTTATAAGGCGCGAATCGTCAATCAGATCGCCTTTGAAAAAATCCTGCGCGGTAATCCGCACAGGAAGTTTGCTGTCAACTTTCGCTGTCAGCCATTCTGGTATCAGAGCAATGTGCCGGATATCACCATCACGCAATCCACGTCCACGGTCACGAACCCCGGAACGGTAGCGTCCGAGCCGATCATTACGGTCTATGGCAGCGGGGATATTACCCTCGCAGTAGGTACGACCATCGTGGAACTGACCGAAGTCAACGGAAGCATCACCATCGACAGCGAGATACTGGAATGCTACAAGGGCGTCACCGGCTGCAACGCCCAGATGAGCGGCGATTTCCCTGTGCTTGTCAGTGGCAGCAACGCGATCAGCTGGATCGGCTCGGTCAGTCGCGTGGTCATTCAGCCTAATTGGAGATTTCTATAAGGAGGTAAACGCCCTTGATCTGTGTCTATGAAGCCGACTGTTCAGACTTTTCGGGAAACGGTCTGGGCGTGCTGACCCCATCCGACTGTTCCGTCACCGAGACTTTGAACGGCGAATGGGAACTGACGCTCACACACCCGCTGGATAAGCTGGGCAAATGGCAGCGCCTGACGGAAGGCCGCATTCTGACCGCGCCGGTTCCCGCCTCGTCCACGCCGAGGGTCAACCTGATTACCCAAAGCGCCGGAACGGATATCTATAAGGTTTCCACCCAGAGCGGCACACTTCGCTTACGATCCGGGCCGGGCACCAGCTACAAAATCCTCAAAAGCTACAAAAAGAACACTGAGGTCATCCTGATCCAGAAAACCAGCAGTTCTTGGTATGAGGTCACTTGCCCGGACGGCAAGCGCGGCTATATGTCCACGGAATACCTGACCTATGTACGCACCGAGGGCAATGTGCCTGCCGCCACCGGCGAGGTGATCGAACCCCGCCAGCTGCGGGATCAGCCTTTCCGTATTTATCGTGTCGTGCCGGAACTGACGAAAGTCACTGTCTATGCCCGGCACATTTTTTATGACCTGCTCGACAATATGCTCCAGAAGATCGAGCCTTCCTCCGGCACGGTCGGCGCGGCGGTTGTCCGAGCGATTGCAGACGGCTGCCTTTCCTCGCACGACTTTACTTTCTATTCCGACCTCGACAGCACAGCGGAAGAGGTGCTGTATGAGGATATCAACCCCATCGAAGCCCTGCTCGGCGACGAGGGCGTCACAGGGAAGTACAAGGGCGAGCTTGCCCGCGACTGGTGGGATGTGTTTGTCGTCAAGCGCGTCGGCAAGGACACGGCAGTCGGTATCCGGGAGCGAAAAAACCTGACCGGCATTACCTACGATCTGGACATGACCAATGTGGTCACACGCATCATGCCCACCGGGCAGGACAAGGATGGCGAGGTACTGTACCTCCCGGAGCTCTATATCGACAGCCCGATCATTGACCTGTACACCCAGCCGAAATGGATTCACCTTGACGTTTCCGAAGCCAAGGAAGTCACTGAGGGCGACGATAAGAAAACGAAGGCGCAGTGCTATACGGAAATGCGTGCTGCCGCGCAGAAGGAATTCGATAATGGCTGCGACCTGCCGGACGTAACGCTCAAAGTGGACTTTGTTTCCTGCGAGAACACCGTGGAATATGCACAGTACGCACACCTCCAGAACATCTATCTGGGCGATTCTGTACAAGTGGTCGCGCCGCGTATCGGTGTGGCCGTTGCCATGCGCATGACGCAGTACACCTATGACTGCCTGCTCAAGCGCTATACCGCTGTGACGCTGGGTACGGTGACGGACACGCTGGAGGGCAGCATGATTACCGGCAGGCAACTGGCATCCGGGAGCATTACCGGCAGCAAGATTGCCATGAACGCTATTGGCACCGGGCAACTGCAATCCGGCTCTGTGGGCAGCCTGCAAATCAAGCTGGCGGCTGTAGAGACCGCGCATATTCAGGACGCGGCGATTACGAACGCGAAAATCGGTCAGGCCGCTATCGGCTCCGCGAATATCCAGCAGGCCGCCATAGAAAACGCCCACCTCGGCAACGCTGTGGTTCACACTGCAAACATTCAGGATTTGGCGGTCACCAAGGCAAAGGTCGCCGAGGCGGCGATTGGCACCGCCCAGATTGAGGACGCGGCAATTACCTCGGCGCACATCGGAGAAGGACAGATTCAAACCGCGCACATTGCGGAGGCTGCCATCCAGTCCGCGCAAATCGACGATGCCGCCATACTTGCCGCGCACATCAAGGACGGCGAGATTGATACCGCCAAAATTAAAAACGCCGCCATTACCAATGCCAAGATTGCTGGCGCGGCCATCGGCACCGCCAACATACAGGACGCTGCCATTGTGACTGCCAAAATTCAGAGCGGCGCGATCACCCGTGCCAAGATCGCGGATCTGGCGGTCGGTACGGCACAGATTGACGATCTCGCCGTAACCACTGCGAAGATTGCGCAGGCCGCGATAACCAATGCTCAGATTGCCAACGCGACCATCGGCACAGCGAAAATCGCTCTCGGCGCGATCACGGCGGCGCTGATCGCTAACGGCGCGGTCGGCACCATACAGATTGCGGACGGCTCTATCACGGACGCAAAGATCGTGGAACTGACCGCCAACAAGATTACCGCCGGGCAACTTTCTGTCGAGCGGCTCATCATTCGCGGAAGCGAGCAGTCCATTATCTACGCCATCAACAACATGGGGACGCTGGTCTCCACGCAGGTCAATACCATTGACGGATATGTACTGACGGAGCGGACGATCACAGCGGACAAGATCGTGGCACACGCTATTACCGCCAACGAGATTGCCTCCAAGACGATCACAGCCAATGAAATCTTAGCCGGGACGATTACCGGCTCGGAGATTGCTGCCAATGCCATCGACGCCGGGCACATCAAGGCAGGCGCGATTACCACGAGCAAGGTATCTTCCGACTTTGGGGATACCCTCGACCTATCCGGCAACCAAGGGGTCACCATACGGGTGGAGAGTGCCGTTCATGATGCCATCAGCGGAATGGAGCTCGGCGGCAGGAACTATGTTCTTTCTGCAGATGTGGAGAACGCCTCCTCCGAGTACAACATCCATCAGTACAAATTGAGTATGCCCATGACGGCAGGCGAAAAGTACACACTGACGCTCTGCTGCACACCGGCAGCGGGTGTTGCCAGCATCCGACCGTATGTCTCCGGCGGCTATTACTGCCTCTGCATACTGGATGTTACTGAAACCGGTCGGCAGATTCTGAAAAAGACCTTTACCGCAGGTTACTATACGGGCAGGACGCCGGAAGATGATGAAACCAATGCGGATGTGGCCTTTTTCCGCTTCCCGAATGACGGCACTGTCACAGGCGAGAGCGTCATTCATTGGGTTCAGATTGAAAAGGGCGATGCCGCTACAGATTTTAGTTTGGCTCCCGAAGATGAAGAAGAAGCCTTGCAGACACGGCTTGCGGATATCCATTCCCAGATCAGCACGACCTCTGATGAAATCCGTCAGGAGGTGCAGGCCACCTATGCCACATCCCGCGATATGGCACAGGCACAACAGCAGCTGGCCACCCTTGCCGAGCAGACGGAGAACAATTTCACATGGTCGGTCTCCAAGATCAACGAGATCATCGAGGACGCCCGCAGCCGGGGCGAGGCCACTGATGCCCAGCTGGAAATGCTGCGCACCTACATGACCTTCTCCGAGGACGGCCTGACCATTGGCAAAACGGGAAACCCGTTCACATTCCGTGTGGTCAATGACCGCTTGGCCTTTTTCATGAACAATACCGAGGTGGCGTACTTGAGCAATAACAAGCTGTATGTCACACAAGCCGAAATTCTGACCCGGTTGCAGATCGGCAAATTCACCTTTGAGCCGCAGGCCAACGGTAATCTGTCGCTCATCTATACCGGTTAAGGAGGTTCCTCATGGCAAAAACCGTCTCTTATTCCGCGTCCCTCGTGACCCGAAAGACGAACTCTTCATCCAATACCAAGTCAGACCGCGCCAGTCAGGAGTATTACGAGAATACCTACAACTATGTGGGCATTATCCACTTCTCCGGCATGAATCTGGCAAACAAGGTTATCACGGGGATTTCTTTCAACATTACCTCAACGGCAGCCGGTTTGGGCGTAAGCCACCTGAAAACCGTATACTTCCGCAGGAGTAACTATCAGGCTCCGGCACAGTCCGGCGTCACCGGCGCAGGTTACTGCGGCACCGCGCTGGGAACGATGACCGGCTATTACTACAACAATACCAGCACCAATGTGGTGACGGGATCGCTGCTTACCCAGATGGCGGCCTACTTCGCGCAGGGAAACAACACCCTGTGTATCTACAATCCATCACCCTCGGCAAGCTCGCACGGCTACAGCACCAACTACCTGCAGTGGTCGTCTGTGATTGTCACCGTCACCTACGAGGAACCGTCCAGCGTTCCTACGATGTCGGCCTATACCATCACGATGGGCAACAGCGTGACAATCTACACTAACCGCCAGACCACCGCCGCCACGCACACCATTCGGTACAGCTATTTCACCGTCAATGAAACCATCGCCACAGGTGTTACCACCTCCTGCACATGGACGCCGCCGGTTTCTCTTGCGGCACAGACACCGTCTGCGACCTCCGGCTGGGGAACGATTCTGTGCGATACCTATGTGAACGGCACGTATGTTTCGACCAACACCTGCATTTTTACGCTGGATGTGCCGAGCAGCGTTGTTCCGTCCATCTCCGCGATCAACCTCTCGGAAGCTGTCAGCGGTATCGCCGCGCAGTTCGGCGGCTATGTGCAGACACGCAGCAAGCTGAACGTGAGCATCACGGCGGCAGGCACACAGAGCAGTACCATTACCGGCTACCGAACGACCGTCAACGGCACAACCTATACCGGGACTTCCTTCACGACAGGAACGCTGTCTACCGCCGGAAGCAATACCATTTCCGTAACCGTTACCGACAGCCGTGGCCGAACGGCAACGAGAACATCGACCTTTACTGTGCTGGCCTATGCGCCTCCGTCCCTGACGAAGTTCTCCGCAGAGCGCTGCAACAGCGACGGTACACAGCCCCAGCGCGACGGCACAAAGGTGCGTGTTTCGATTACGGGCGCTGCTTCCTCCGTAAACGCACATAACACGCTCACCTGCACGGTCTACTACAAGCTGACCTCCGCAACAGCATGGACGCAGGCAACAACGGTCACCCCGAGCAATTATTCCATCGCCGTAACCAACCTGCTGCTCTCCCAGACCTTCAACGCGCTGAACAGCTACGACCTGAAGGTACGGGTACAGGATTATTTCTACTACATCGAGCAGACGGTTTCCATTGCGACCAAGCAGGTCATGATGGACTTTTACAAGGACGGCAGCGGCATTGCCTTCGGCAAGGTCGCGGAACAGTCCGGGAAAGTTGAGTTCGGCTGGCCGTTGATTCTGTCCTCGGCGCTGGGGATTGCCTACGGCGGCACAGGAGCCACCACGGCAGCAGGGGCAATTGCCAATTTGGGCGGTGTGAAGAAAACCGGCGACACGATGACGGGCAACCTGAACATCAGCGCGTATCTCTACCCGTCGCTGCTCCTGCTGCCGACCTACAACGATACGACCAACAGAACCGTATTCGAGGGCAGCTATGTGGGGGCATCCTCGTTCGCTTCGTGGAATGACAGCAGCGGCAATAACCGCCGTATGCTGGAAGTCAGGAACAGTTCGTATGAGAGCAACATTGACAATGCTGTCATGGTACGCACCTGTGATAACGGCACGTGGGGCAACTACCGCGTGTTCCATGCGGGCATGGCCACGGGCGTGCCCGTCGCCAACGGCGGCACAGGAGCCACCACAGCGGCAAGCGCCCGGAGCAATCTGGGCTGTAACAACGCTTCCAATCTGACCTCCGGCACAGTACCTGCAGCACGCCTGCCGTTCAAAGTCGCCTACGGAAGCGCGAATATCAACGGCTCCACAGCGGCGAGCATCAACTATTCGTCTGCCGGGTTTACATCCGTCCCCAAAGTGATCGTGACCTATTCCACCACGAGCACAAACTGGTCGGGCGATAACGGCGCGATCAAGGTATATTCCAAGACCACCACCGGCGCAAGCATCATCGTGGGCGGTTCGTTCAGTACAACCCGCGCCGTGGACTGGATCGCTATCGGTACATAAGGAGGGATTCATTATGAAAGAAATGTTTGAACAGGTCATTCAGCTGGGCAGTTACGATCTTGCCCAGCTTCTTTCTACCATCGACCGCTATCACATCGAGGGCAAGCTGACGGACGAGGAACGGCAGGAGCTCTATATGAGCGCTCGACGCGGCGCAGAGCCCGGTTACGACTATGCCGGGGAGATTGACGCGCTATGGAAAGCTGTCCGTGAACTGCAAAGCGCTATTTCGCAATCGCCGCCGGAGGAACAGTGGCCGGAATTCGTTCAGCCCACGGGAGCGGGTACGGCCTATCAGATCGGCGACAAGATCACCTTCCACAACGAACACTATATCTGCGTTCTGGCACACTGTGTCTGGAGCCCCGCCGACTATCCGTCAGGTTGGGAGAAGCAGAAACAAGGCTAAAAAGCAGCTCATCCGGGCTGCTTTTTTGATACCCATAATCATATTGAGGAGGATTTGACCATGGAAAACTTCACCATCGAACTGGTCTGGACGAAGATCCAGATCGCCATTACTGCGCTGGGCGGTTGGCTCGGCTATTTTCTGGGAGGACTGGACGGTATGATGATCGCGCTCATTGTGATGATGACGCTGGACTATGTGACCGGCGTCATGTGTGCCATTGCGGACAAGAAGCTGTCCAGCGAGGTCGGTTTCAAAGGCATCTGCCGCAAGGTACTGATCCTCATGCTGGTAGGCATCGCGCATATCGTGGACACTTATGTGATCGGCAGCGGCTCTGCCCTCCGTGGGGCGGTTATCTGCTACTACCTGTCCAATGAAGGCGTGTCCATCTTCGAGAACGCGGCGCATCTCGGCCTGCCTGTCCCGGACAAGCTGAAAGCCGTGCTGGAGCAGCTGCACGACCGCAACGACAAAGCAATCCCGACCGACAAGGGCGACGGCGAATAACCGCCGCCTATTTTTATGGAGGTACAACATGAGCGAAAGAAAAGACACCCCGTTTACCAATGAACACTTCATCGCCTTTTGCGAGAAGATGGTTGGTCAGCCTTATTGGTATGGCACCTGTGTGTACAAGTGTACCCAAAGCGTGCTGAACAGCAAGACCGGACAGTATCCGTCCCACTACGGCTCGGAGCGCACCAGCCGCTACAAAGACGACATCGCCAAGAAGAAGGTCTGCTCCGACTGCGTGGGTCTCATCAAGGGCTATATGTGGTCGAACGGCGGCGTGGGCGTCATCGAGTCCATCGGCACCGACAAGACCTTCACCCGCAAGTATGGCTCAAACAAATGCCCGGACAAGAGCGCCAACGGCATGTTCGAGTATGCCAAGAGCAAGGGCTGCGCGTGGGGCACCATTGACACCCTGCCTGAAATTCCCGGTCTGGCGCTGCGCTCGGATGGGCACATCGGCGTGTACATCGGAGGCGGCTATGCTGTCGAGGAGCGCGGTTTTAACTATGGCTGCGTCAAAACGAAGGTGGCTTCCCGCAAGTGGACGCACTGGTGCCAGCTGCCGTTTATCGATTACGGCGACGGCGCGATCAGCGGAAAGCCTGCCGATACCAGCGCAACAGAATACACGCTCGGCTCCCGCTCCCTGCAGAAGGGCAGCAAAGGCACGGACGTGAAAACCCTGCAGGAGCTTCTGCTCCGGCTGGATTACGATCTGCCCAAGTACGGCGCGGACGGTTCCTTCGGTGCGGAGACGCAGGCCGCCGTGACCGCCTTCCAGAAAAAGAACGGCATCAAGGCTGACGGTATCTACGGCAGCGAAACGCACACGACACTGATGGGCGCTGTGGCACAGAAGGAGGTTGCCGAGGAGCCGGTTGAGCCCGCACCCGTTGAGCCCGAAACGGAACAACCGACGGTAACGCAGGTCATCATCGTCGGCGGCACGGTGAACATCCGCACCGGCAATGACACCAAGTACAGCCGGATCACCAGCGCGAAGGACGGCACAGCCTTTGAGTGGATCGCTACCGCGCAGAACGGCTGGCATGCCATCGTGGTCAACGGTCAGGTCGGCTGGGTGTCCGGGCAGTACTCGAAAATCGCATAAGCAACATCATGGACGGTTGGCTTCGGCTGACCGTCTTTTTTTGTTTTTGGAATGTCCACATTGTCGCCTCCTGTGTCCGAACAGGAAAGTGTAGATCACGACACGGGAGGTGCCCCATGAAGGGAAATGAAATACAACGCCTTCGACAGGAAGGCTATGGATATGTCCGAATCGCGCAGATGCTGGGGTTGTCCGAAAACTCCGTCAAGTCGTTTTGCAGAAGGCATCCGCTTCCTGTAGATGATTCGCGTAAGCAGGCAGAAGGCATGTGCCCACAGTGCGGAACGAAGGTAGACAGCCGCCATCGCTTCTGCTCGGATGCCTGCCGCATCGCATGGTGGAACGCTCATCGGGAGCATCCCAACGGAAAAGGACAAGCCAGCTTTATCTGCCAGCACTGCAAGAAGCCGTTTGTGGGCTACCCGGCACAGAACCCGAAATACTGCTGCCATGCCTGTTATATTGCGGCGCGATATGGCAAGGGGCGTGAAGGCCGTGGATGATCGGGCTTTCAGCTATGTTACAGCCATGGCAGCGGCGCGGAGAATGCGAGACAGCGGTATTCTGACGGACAAGGATTATTTGACCGTGGAAGAAGCTATGCGGGAAAAATATGGTGTTCCGAAGGGCAGCATTTATCGTGATTTTGACTTGCTTTGTCCGAACTTCAGAGCTATTATGTCACACCACAAGGAGGTGGCAGAATGCCCGTAACGATTACGAAAAACGAGCCCATACCCGCGATTTCCAAGCGGGAAAGAGTCGCTGCCTATGCGCGGGTGTCCTGTGGGAAGGACGCGATGCTTCACTCCCTTTCCGCGCAGGTAAGCTACTACAGCCAATACATCCAGCAGAATCCCGCGTGGGAGTATGCCGGTGTTTATGTTGATGAAGCCCTCACGGGGACGAAAGACAGCCGTCCGGAGTTTCAGCGAATGCTCGCCGACTGTAAGGCGGGCAAGATCGACCGTATCCTTACAAAGTCGCTTTCACGCTTTGCCCGAAACACCGTAACGGTGTTGGAAAGCGTGCGGATGCTGAAAAGCCTCGGCATTGATGTGTATTTCGAGGAAGGTAGCATCCACAGCCTCGGCGCGGATAGCGAGCTCATCCTGACCCTGCTGGCATCCTTTGCGCAGGAAGAAAGCCTTTCAGTCAGCGAAAACCAGAAATGGCGAATCCGCAAAGGCTTTGAGCAGGGTGAGGTGATGTGCTGGCGGTTCATGCTGGGATATCGAATCGAGCATGGAGAAGTCGAAATTGACCCGGACGGTGCTGAAATCGTCCGGGATATTTTTCATAGAGCGATCGCCGGAGAAACCTATGGCTCCATATGCAAGCGGCTCAACGCGCAGGGTAAGACTGGCGCTTTGGGTAAGCCCTTCCGCAGCGCCCATATTCGTGACATCCTCACGAATGAAAAATATACAGGAAATGCGCTGCTGCAAAAGACCTTCGTTCGTGACCATCTGAGCAAGCGCCGTGTTGCCAATGAAGGAGAGCTTCCCCAATACTACGCGACGGAAACGCACCCGGCGATCATCGACGAAGCGACCTTTGAGGCCGCACAGGAGATTGTCCGTCAGCACACTGAAAGGCGTAAGGATTGCGCCCAGCCCCAACGAAGCGAGTTTACATCGAAAATACGGTGCCCCTTCTGCGGTCAGGCATATAAGCGGGTTACCAGCAACGGGACGGTCGGATGGAATTGCAGTACCTATCAGGAAAAAGGAAAAAAGTACTGCCACGGAAAGAAGATACCGGAAGCAGTTCTGATGACACTGGTGGCTGATGTTCTTGGGCTCCCGTGCTATGAAGCCCCTGAAATGGAAACGCAGATTGACCACATCGAGGTTCCGGCTGATAACCACCTGAAATTCTATTTGAGGGACGGTCGCGTAGAAGAACGCATATGGAAAGACCGCTCCCGCCGCGAAAGCTGGACGCCTGAAATGAAGGAAAAAGCGCGTCAAAACGCGATGAAACGAAAGAGGTAATCACTATGGCAGGCAAAGTAACTTGTATTCCGGCAACCAAGAACCGATTCACGGCGCTGCCCGTCACTTCGGTTTCCAAGCGCAGAGTGGCCGCCTATGCGCGTGTTTCTACGGACAGCGACGAGCAGTTCACCAGCTATACCGCACAGATCGACTACTACACCAATTACATCCAGCAGCATCCCGAATGGGAGTTTGTCAAAGTATACACGGACGAAGGCATCAGCGGCTTGAATACCCGCCACAGGGATGGCTTCAATGAGATGATTGCTGACGCGCTGGCCGGAAAGATCGACCTGATCGTGACCAAGTCCGTCAGCCGCTTCGCCAGAAACACCGTGGATAGCCTGACCACCATCCGAAAGCTCAAAGAGCACGGTGTGGAATGCTACTTCGAGAAGGAGAGCATTTACACCTTCGACGGCAAGGGTGAGCTGCTCCTGACGATCATGTCGAGCCTTGCGCAGGAAGAAAGCCGCAGCATTTCTGAAAACGTCACATGGGGTATGCGGAAGCGCTTTGCGGACGGCAAAGTCAGCATGGCATACAAACAGTTCCTCGGATATGAAAAAGGCCCCGATGGGACACCGGTTGTCAATGAGAAGGAAGCCGAAATCGTCCGCTTGATATACCGCCTTTTTCTGGAAGGGAAAACACCCTTCGGAATCAAGGAAGTACTGGAAGCCGCCGCGATCCCTTCGCCTTCGGGAAAGAGCAAGTGGAGCGTGACGACCATCAACAGCATTTTGAGAAACGAGAAATACAAAGGCGACGCACTGCTGCAGAAGTCATTCACGGTGGACTTCCTCACGAAAACCATGAAGCCCAATCGCGGAGAGCTTCCCAGCTACTATGTCAAGGAAAGTCATCCGGCGATTATTTCAACGGATGAATTCGATATGGTTCAAGCGGAGATCGAACGGCGCTCCCAGCAGGGGCGTGGGTACAGCGGCAACAGTATCTTTTCATCGAAGCTGTTCTGCGGAGACTGCGGCGGGCTTTACGGCGCGAAGGTCTGGCATTCCAATGATATGTATCGCCGCGTGATCTGGCAATGCAATCGGAAGTTCAGCAAGACGCAGGAACAGTGCAAGACCCCGCACCTGACCGAAGATGCCATCAAAGAAATGTTCCTCAAAGCCTATAACCGGCTGATGAGACAGCGCAAGCAGCTGATCGAGGACTGCGAACTGATGAAATCGCTTCTCACGGACTGTGCCGAGCAGGAAGCCGGTATGGAGCAGCTCCGTCAGGAAATCGAGGAAATCGCGGATATGACCCAGAACCTTGTCCGGCAGAATACACGCCAGACACAGTCGCAGGAAGCATACAACGCCAAGTACAACGCTCTTGCCGAACGCTACGAAAAGGCGTCAGCCAAGCATGACAAGCTGGAAGCGGAGGTCGCAAGGCGCAAAAACAAGGCGCGGCAGATTGCCGCATTCATCGACCAGCTGGAAAAAGCCCCGGCTTCCTTGGAGGAATGGGACAGTCAGGTATGGTCACTGCTGCTGGAAAAGGGCACGGTGAACCGGGACGGCAGCATCACATTCGAGTTCAGGAACGGGAAAGAAATCAAGGTCGAGGCCAAATGAGCCTCGGCTTTTTTCATGCCACTCCGCACTCTGAAATGCTCCGTTTCAGAGTGCACCCGTTTTTGCACCCCCAGCCGTTTTCGTTTCAGAGTGCAGAAGCAAACGACCATTCTGAAACGAAAATGTACCAAATCAGCCCGCAC